TTAGTATTACTAATACTGCTGTTACAGCAGGTACATATGGTAACGGTGATCGTGTAGCAACATTTACAGTTAATGGTCAAGGTCAATTGACTGCGGCAAGTAACACAGCAATCACAGCAAACGCAGCCAACTTAACAGGTACAGTATTAAATTCAAGTATTGTAACATCAAGTTTAACTCAAGTTGGCTTACTAGCTAACTTAACAGTTGGTAATGCAACTGCTAATACCGTATTTGGTAATGGTACAATTAGTGCTAGTGGCAACGCTAACGTAGGTAACTTAGGATTTGGTTCAGGCGTTATCACAGGTACAGGTAATATTACTGGTGGTAATATCATCGGTACTATCGCTGCCGGAAGTAACACAATCACTACAACAGGCAATATCACAGGTGGAAACATTATTGGTGTGATTGCGGCAGGTAGCAATGCAATTACGACAACTGGTAATGCTAACGTAGGTAACTTGGGTTTTGGTAGTGGAGTAATTACTGGTACAGGTAATATTACTGCTGGTAACATTATTGGTACTATCGCAGCCGGAGCTAATACAATTACTACTACAGGTAATGCTAACGTTGGTAATTTAGGATTTGGTTCAGGTGTTATTACTGGTACAGGTAACATTACTGCAGGTAATATCATTGGTACTCTTGCTAATGGTAATTCAAACGTCAGTATCCCGACCGCAGCCGGTAACGTCAACGTTTCTGTTAACGGTACTGCTAACGTATTAGTCGTTACTGCAACTGGTGCAAACATTACTGGTACTGCAAACATTACTGGTAATATATACAACGGTGGTAACTTGTTAGTAACAGGTATCGCTAATATCAGTGGTAACTTAACATCTGCTAACGCTAACTTAGGTAACGTTGCAACTGCAAACTACTTTGTTGGTACAATTGGTGCAACAACAGGTGCACAGCCTAACATTACAAGCGTTGGTACACTAACAAGTCTGGGTGTAAGTGGTACAATCACAGCAGCCAACATCACAGCAAATACAGGTGTGTTTACTGGTAACGGTGCAAACTTAACCAACTTAACTGGTGCTAACGTAACAGGTCAAGTAGGTAACGCATTAATTGCTGGTACAGTTTATACAAATGCACAACCTAACATTACAAGTGTTGGTACATTAACTTCATTGGCTGTAACTGGTTCAGTAACAGCAGGTAACTTGTATGCTAATACAGGTAACGCAAACATCGGTAACTTAACAGTTAACGGTACATTGACCGCATCAAGCATTGCTGGTATCAGCACACTTGCAGATGGTAATAGTAACGTTAACGTAGTTGCTAACGGTAACATCAACTTAAGTGCTACTGGTACTGCTAACGTATTAGTTGTTACTTCAACAGGTGCAAACGTAGCAGGTACGTTCAATGCTACAGGTAATGCTAACGTTGGTAATATTGGTGCAACAAACGGTGTGTTCTCTAACGTAAGCGGTAACGGTGCTGCGCTGAGTGCAATTACTGGTGCTAACGTAACCGGTGCAGTTGCTTATGCAACAACAGCAAACGCAGTAGCAGGTGCTAACGTAACCGGTGCAGTTGCTTATGCAACAACAGCAAACGCAGTAGCAGGTGCTAACGTAACCGGTGCAGTCGCTTATGCAACAACTGCTAACTCAGTGGCAGGTGCTAATGTATCGGGCGCAGTCGCATATGCAACTACTGCTAACTCAGTAGCAGGTGCAAACGTTACTGGTACTGTAGCAAGTGCAAATAACTCAGCATATTTAGGTGGTACCGCGGCAGCAAGTTATCTATTAACAAACGGTACAGGTAGTGGCTTAACAGCTATCACTGGTGCAAACGTAACCGGTGCAGTCGCATATGCAACTACTGCTAACTCAGTAGCTGGCGCTAACGTAAGTGGTGCTGTAGCGTATGCAACAACAGCGAATTCGGTAGCTGGTGCTAACGTAAGTGGTCAAGTCGGTAATGCACTAGTTGCAGGTACTGTATATACAAACGCACAACCTAACATCACATCAGTTGGTACATTAACATCATTGTCTGTGACAGGTAACATTGGTGCAGGTAACGTTAATGCGGCACTATTTGGTGCTCATAACGGTACGGTTGGTGCAACTACTGCAAATACAGGTGCATTTACTACAATTAGTGCAACCGGTCAGATTACAAGCACATTAGCAACAGGTACTGCACCGTTTGTCGTAACTTCAACTACTACAGTTGCTAACTTGTCAGTTGCTACAGCAACAACAGCAGGTACTGTGACAAGCGCGGCTCAAACTGCTATTACAAGCGTTGGTACATTGACATCATTAGGTGTAAGTGGTACTGTAACTGCTTCAGCATTTACTGCTAACACAGGTATATTCTCTGGTAACGGTGCTGGCTTAACTAACTTAGTTGGTGGTAACGTTACTGGTGCTGTTGGTCTTGCTACATACGCAACTACTGCAAATGCTGTAGCTGGTGCTAACGTAAGTGGTACAGTAGCAACAGCAAATAATGCAAGTTACTTGGGTGGTACCGCGGCAGCAAGTTATCTATTAACAAGCGGCTCTGGTAGTGGCTTAACAGCAATTACCGGTGCAAACGTTACAGGTACAGTAGCAAATGCAACATATGCAACAAGCGCAGGTAGTGCAACTACCGCAGGTACTGTAACGACTGCGGCACAACCTAACATCACATCAGTTGGTACATTAAGTTCATTAAGTGTTACTGCAACAATTTCAGGTTCTGTAAGCGGTTCAGCAGGTACTGCGGGTACAGTAACAACAGCGGCTCAGCCTAACATTACTTCAGTTGGTACACTAAGTTCACTAGCAGTAACAAACGGTATTACTGGCGCAAGTTTGTCAGTTGGTTCAGGTGCAGTAACATTAGGTACATTGACAACTGGTGCAAATACAACAGCAGGTACTATTACTGGTAACTTCTCATTAAGCGCAGGTAGTAAACTTAATGCTACATACGCTGACTTGGCAGAACGTTATGTTGCAGACCAAGCATATGAACCGGGTACTGTTCTAGTATTTGGTGGTGATAATGAAGTTACTGCATTGGGTGCCGCAGACAACACAAGAGTTGCAGGTGTAGTATCAACTAACCCTGCTTACTTGATGAACAGCGAATGTGCTGGTGAGTTTGTTGTAGACTTAGCATTGATGGGACGTGTTCCATGTAAGGTTCAAGGTCCAGTTATTAAGGGTGACTTAATGGTTACTTCTGAAGTTCCTGGATATGCTAAAGCAAATAACGAAGCACGTGCTGGTACTATCATTGGTAAGGCTCTACAGTCATTCAATGGTGGCACAGATGGCGTAATTGAAGTCTTAGTTGGTAGATGTTAATTTGTATTAATCAGCGTAACTGCTGATAAGTACTACTGATGAATGTTTTCCAACAAGACTACTATGCCAGGCTACGTGCTTGGCATGAACTTAAAGCAAATCTAACAAATAGTGACATTGAAACCATATGCATTGACATCGATGCATTTTGGCAACGATGTCCACTGCGTACCCATTATCTTCACCCAGACGACATAGAAATATGGCCTGACCCATGGCAATTACTCAACGACAACGATTACTGCTACTATGCCCGTGCTTTGGGAATGGTATATACTCTTTTGCTATTGGGTATTAAAGACGTTGACTTAGTAGAAGCAACCGATTATAATAACGTTGATGTAGTTTTAGTCCTGGTCGACAGCGCAAAATATGTAATGAATTACTGGCCTAACTCGGTAGTAAATACTACTCTATCAGAATTTAGGGTCAATAAAAAGATTGATATCGAATCAATAATTAAAAAAATAGGTAAAGTATGAAGATAAACGTAACAAAAAGATCAGGTGTAACAGAGCCATTAGAATTAGAAAAATGGCAAGCACAAGTAGCGAAAATTTGTAACGGAATAGCAGACGTAAGTCAATCAATGATAGAAATTAAGGCTCAGCCTCATTTCTATGACGGAATCACAACAAAGGCAATTGATGAATTAACATTACGTGCTATTGTGGATTTGATTGACGTAGAAAACAACCCAGATGTTGGACACACAAACTATCAATATGTAGCAGGAAAGCAACGTGTAAGTATGTTGCGTAAAGATGTATATGGTAGTTATGAAGTTCCGCCATTGTATGAAATTATTAAAAAGAATGTCGAGACCGGATTATACACACCTGAATTATTAGAGTGGTATACCGAAGAAGAATGGAACAAGATGAATGACTTCATCGACCATGAAAAAGATGAAACTTATTCATATGCCGCCATTGAACAACTTATTGAAAAATATCTAGTCAAAAACCGTAGCACAAAAGAAATATATGAAACTCCACAAATTCGTTACATGGTTGCAGCCGCAACAGTCTTTCATAAAGAAGAACCTAACTCGGCTCGTATGCGCTATATCAAAGAGTACTACAATGCTGCTAGTGATGGTCTTTTCACTCTTGCTACTCCTGTGTTGGCTGGGCTTGGCACTCCAACTAAACAGTTTAGCAGTTGCGTTCTTATCCGTAGCGATGACGACCTTGATTCTATATTTGCTAGTGGAGAGATGATGGCCAAGTATGCCAGCAAACGTGCTGGCATTGGTTTAGAGATCGGCAGATTGCGCCCATTAGGTAGCCCTATTCGCGGTGGCGAAATCATGCACACTGGTATGATTCCATTCCTAAAGAAATGGTTCGGTGACTTGCGTAGTTGTAGTCAAGGTGGTATTCGTAATGCAAGTGCAACCGTATTCTATCCTATATGGCATCATCAGTTTGACGATTTAATTGTATTGAAAAACAATCAAGGTACTGAAGAAACACGTGTTCGTCATATGGACTATGGTGTTGTATTGAGTGCATTCTTTTGGAAACGATTTAAGAACAAAGAAACCATTACATTCTTTGATCCAAACGAAGTTCCTGATTTATATGAAGCATTTTATCAAAACACGCAACGTTTTGAAGAACTATATGTAAAATACGAAAAACGCAAAGACTTGCGTAAAAAAGTAATGGCTGCTGAAGATGTATTCAAGGGCGGCATCTTAAAAGAACGTACAGACACTGGCCGTATCTATCTAGTGTTCATAGACAACGTTATGAATCAAGGTCCGTTTGATCCTGAATATCATACAATTTATCAAAGTAATCTCTGCTGTGAAATCCTTTTACCTACTAAATCTTTTAAACGCCTTGATGATGATAGTGGGCGTATTGCCCTCTGTACTCTTGGTTCGATCAATTGGGGAGCATTCCGTAACCCTGAAGATATGCGCCGTGCTTGCCGAATTCTGCATCGTAGTCTTAACAATATTTTGGATTACCAAGATTTTCTAAGTATCCAAAGTAAACTAAGCAATGATGAGATTCGACCAATTGGTATCGGCATCACTAACTTAGCATACTGGCACGCCAAACGCAACTACAAATATGGCGACAAAGACGCACTACAAGATGTTAAGACATGGATGGAACATCAAGCATACTACTTGACTGAATCTAGTGTTGAATTAGCACAAGAGCGCGGACGTTGCGTAGATAGTGATAAAACACTTTATGGTCAAGGTATATTCCCTTGGGAACGTAGAGCAAAGGGTGTTAATGAACTAGCAGACTTCACACCTGAACTAAACTGGGAAGGTCTGCGTGGCATGATGCGTAGTTGCGGTGTCCGTAACGCTACACAAATGGCTGTAGCTCCTGTAGAATCTAGTTCAGTAGTAATCAACTCAACAAACGGTATTGAAATGCCTATGAGTTTGATTAGTGTTAAAGAAAGTAAAGCAGGAAGTTTTGTTCAAGTTGTTCCTGAATATCATAAACTAAAGAGCAAGTACCAATTGATGTGGGAACAAACAGACTGTGAAGCATACTTAAAGACAAGCGCAGTTATTCAAGCCTATGTCGATCAAAGTATTAGTACTAACACATTCTACAATCCTGCACACTTTACTGATAGAAAAGTTCCAACTACATTGATTGCTAAAAATTTAATGCAAAGTCATATGTGGGGTATCAAAACTTTCTATTATAGCTTAATCAACAAACAAGGTAGTAAAGAAATTGAAGATGCACCGTTAGAAGCAATCAATTTTGATGACCAAGAAGATTGTGAAGCATGTAAATTATAATGTATCACGTAGTAGACAATTTTTTAAATGAAGAAGATTTCGCCTTCATGCAAAGGTCTGCTACCCAACACCTAACTAAAAAGTATGGGAAAAAAGTAAGTGACAATACAATGATGATACTGTATAGTGATTTACATGGTGATTTAACTAGAGCATTGATCGGTACTGGCACAGGGTTAATTCCAATCATTGAAAAAATAAAAACGTCACTACATGATTTTACTGAAAATTTAAATCCAATAGAAAACATATTTTTTCAATACTGTTATTCAGGCTATGTAATCCCGCCGCATATAGATTTTCTACATACTGCTAATCTATCAAATATGGTTGATCTAACTAACATGGCAGGAAATTACAAAGCATTTCTTTATTGCGGAGATGAATGGCAAGAAGAATGGGGCGGCGAATTATGTTTCAATGGGATAAAAATCTTACCTATTCCCAACAGATTGGTAATTTACACAACAGATGAAACACATTGGGTAACTGAGATCAAGCCAAATGTAAATGCTGTTAGAACTTTCTTTGGTATTAGATTTGGATATGAATCATGAACATTAAAATACCTTATAGTGTTCCTGAAGATTTGAAAACAAAATTAATTGATTTTTATAATAAATCATCATTGCCATGGAACGAACGCGGAGTACAAACGCATAAGTATGTAATTAACAAAAACATTTTATTTGATAAATTAGACATTCCTTTAGCAGATGAAGTGCATGATTTCAGTAACAGTTTATTTACATCATTGGGTTTTATAAACACAGAAGTAGAACCAGATTTTGGTGATTCATTACATGTGTCTGAAAATGAAGGATTTTGCCAAATACATATTGATACTATTGATAACAACTATAAAAAATTACATCATTTGAGATTGAATTTTATGTTGTTGAAACCTGAAGAAGGTGGCATGCCGATAGTTGACGACAAAGAGTATCAAATAGAAGAAGGTGAAGCCTGGATGATTCTCTCAAGTATGTGGAAACATGGACATACGTTAGTATCAGGAAATAAACCAAGACTTATATTAAGCATCGGTAAATTGGTTGATCCCACAGAACTAAAACAATTTTTACAAAAACATTTATGAGCAAACAACAATACAACTTAACAACAAAAACAGACTATCTATCACGTAAAATGTTCTTGGACCCCGAAGGCCCAGTTACCATTCAACGTTTTGAAGAAGTCAAGTATCAAAAGATTGCAAACTTTGAAACAACAGCCCGTGGTTTCTTTTGGGTTCCAGAAGAAATTTCTCTAACCAAGGACGCTGGTGATTTCAAAGATGCAAGCGATGCAGTCAAGCATATCTTTACTAGCAACTTGTTAAGACAAACTGCATTAGACAGTTTACAAGGTCGTGCGCCAAATCAAGTATTTGGGCCAGTTGTATCTATTCCTGAACTAGAAGCATTGATTAGTAATTGGTCGTTCTTTGAAACAAACATTCATAGTCGTAGTTACAGCCATATCATTCGTAACATCTATAATGTACCCAAAGATGTGTTTAACACTATTCATGACACCAAAGAGATTGTTGACATGGCTAGTAGTGTAGGCAAGTACTATGATGATTTGCACAGATTAAATTGTGCCAAAGAATTAGACGGATATATTGCAGAAGCAGATCACATCAAGGCAATCTATATGGCACTACATGCAAGTTATGCATTGGAAGCATTTAGATTCATGGTGTCATTTGCTACAAGTCTTGCAATGGTTGAGAATAAAATCTTTATTGGTAACGGCAACATCATTAGTTTAATTTTACAAGATGAGTTACTACACAAGGGCTGGACAGCATTCTTAATTAATCAAGTTGTTAAAGAAGATAGCCGATTTGCTGCTATTAAACAAGAATGCGAACAGGAAGTCTATCAATTGTACATGGATGTTATTCGTGAAGAAAAAGAATGGGCTGAATACTTGTTTAAGAAAGGTCCTGTTATTGGACTGAATGCAAACATCTTAAAAGACTTTGTTGATTATACAGCAGTAAGTGCATTGAAAGAAATCGGTATTAAGTATCAAAATCCTGCACCAAAGAATAGTCCTATTCCGTGGTTCAATAAGCATAGTGACACTAGCAAGAAACAAACTGCATTACAAGAAAGCGAATCAACAAATTATGTTATTGGTGTAATGAGTGACACTATTGACTATGATGAGTTGCCGGAGTTATGAAAATAGCCGTATACGGTGATAGTTTTGCGAATACTGCATATGATAAAAGTAATCAAGGCATGGATAACTATCACTGGAGTAGTTTATTAAAAAAGCATTATAATGCTGAATTATATAATTACGGGGCGCCAGGATCATCGATATATTTTTCTTATAACAATTTTATAAAACATCACACTGATTATGATTTAAATGTTTTCTTAGTAACAGAGCCTGGCAGATATATTAAACCCGTAGTTTCAAATCATGGACATATTAATTTTTTACCTAGTTTGTCTAGTTTAGAAGTATATTGTAAAACTCAACCTAATAGTATATCTGACAAACAAGTAAATAATATTAAAGGATGGTTTCTAGCATCATGTGATGAGTTTAATCAAACAGTAGCATCATTGATGATAGAGAAAATTATATCGTTGGACAACAACGTATTAATAATTCCTTGTTTTTCTATGTCAGAAGAAATATCTATTAGATTAGGGTTCGGTGATACTCCAAAAAGTTATAATTCAACATTAAACCCTATGTCATTGATGGCTATGCAATATTTGCAAACTGAATTATTAGGACTACCTAAAGATTATTCACAAATGATATGGGAAGAAAACAAAGAATTAATGGCAGGTCATTTTACTCCCGAGTTTAACAAAATTATATTTGATAAAATTATGAAACGCATTGAAACAGGTTTGTGGGATTGGGAATTGCCCGCAGATTTTAAATTTAACAAACCCAAAGAAGAATATTATATAAGGAAAATATCATGAATTGGTTTTTAAACGTGACATTATTCTATGTTTTGGCTTTTATAGTCAATTGGAATATTAACCCATGCTATCCGTTAGAATATTTCATTATAGGATACATACTAACATTAGCAATACCATTATATATTAGAAGGAGAAAAATATGAAAGCAATCGTTTGGAGCAAATACAACTGCCAATACTGTGATATGGCAAAATCATTATTGAAACAAAAAGGTATCGATTTTGAAGAAAAGAAAATCGGTGATGGCTACACAAAAGAAGAATTACTTGAAGCAGTTCCTACAGCACGTACTGTGCCACAAATCTTTTTAGACGGAGAACTTGTGGGCGGATATGATCAGTTGAAAGTTCGTTTGGCCGCATAACTTTCGTTTATGTAGTACTAGTCTATGATAAGTATTACAAAGGAAACAAAACATGAACTTAACAACCGGATCAGTATATTCATTTAAATTAAACTCAGGCGAAGAATTGATCGCCAAAGTAATCGACACTAGCGAAGCTGGATGCATTGTTGTATCAGAGCCAGTTAGTGTTGCACCTGCAAATCAAGGTTTGGGATTAGTCCCTAGCTTGTTTACCGCAGACCCCAAGAATGAATATAGACTAAATACTAATAGCATTGCTATTTTTGTACTTACTGACGATAGTGTCAAAATGAAGTACATTGAAGCAACTACAGGTATTAAAGTGCCTGACAAGAAACTAATTTTAGGATAAAACATGGCACAGTTGAGTAGGAAAGGTGATCAAAATGCTGTTGGCGGACAGATTATTCGTGGTGCCGGCACAGTATTTGCAGATAGTATTGCGGTGGGATTGCATGTGAGTGATATCACTCCACACCCTAATCACAAAGGCCCGCATAATTCTGCAAAAACTACTGAAGGTAGCCCTTCAGTATTTGCTGAAGGCGTTCCTGTCTTAAGAGTTGGCTCTTCTACTACATGTGGACATAACATTGTACAAGGCAGTTCAACTGTTGTTTGTCCATAAAAGGAATATATGGCAGATACAGGAAAACAAAGTCCCTTAGGAGTTAATGTATTAGGATCAGTATTACAAAATACTGGCCTAACTATTAATCCTGTGGCTGCTAGTTACATGGGCGCAAGCAAAACCAATACTGATTATAGTTTTGGTAGCATTGTTCAAACCACAGTATTAAGAATGTTAACTTGGGCCATCAATGATGGCTATTTGCGTGGGCTACTAACTGACACAACATATAACCATCTTGTATCTATAGGTGCAAACACAATACCTGCATTGGGTAATAGTAAACCACCTACATATATTGTTGAAGACCCTGCAGGTGTCTGGACTACTACCGCAGTTGCAACTGCTACCGCAAATGGTGTAAGCCCTGCAATGCCTGCCCCAGCAACATCCGGCTATCCAGTCTCATATGGCAATCAAGATCAAGGGCAAGATGCTAGTTGGTTGCCTTATGATACTACTAATCCAAACAAAAGTGTAACTCAGTGGGGTTATATTAGATTACATGCACTACAAGCATGGAATGAATTTAATTGGAATGGTAATAGTGTATCACAATCTGTACCTCAATACAACGAATTTTGTGCATCATTCATGAGTGCAAGTGGTTTTATTAATTATTCTAATCAAGCCATCACAGCAATGAATAATAGTAAAACATTCTTAGATGGTGTTTACAGTAACATGGATGACTTGATTAGTGCAGACATTTCTGGGGTCACACTATCATGTTATTATTTTGGCACAGACTGTATCAATTTAGGTAAAGTAATTAATCTTAATGATATTGCTACGTTTGGATTACCTAGTAACTTATTAAGAAATTTAGGTAAGAACAATGCAGTTACGCAAGACTTGAGTTTGGCATTAATTGCCACCGGATTATCTAGCACTGATGTTGCTGCAATTACTACTGGTCCTGCACAAAACATTTCAGCACAGCAAGAGCAACAGATATATGGTGCATTTTTAATCATCACTGGTGAAAACTTACAACATGTATTAGCCCCGCTTCAATGTAATACTACAGGATTTAATTCATTAGCAGACTTATTGAATCCAGTATACTTATTCCCGAATAGTTATACATCATTGACTGTTCCCGTATATAACGCAGAGCAAGGCTTGCCTACTAATAGTAAAACATATTATTTGATTTACAGTAATGGTAGTCTCAACAATGCATTGAACACTCCTGCTATCAAGAGTTATGTAGGAACACAATTACCAACAGGTACTCCTCAAACAACAAACAAAACGCTTAACCCTAATAACTATAACGTATTGCCCACTGGCTTTGGGTCGTACTTAGATAACATTATACCTGCTGATCAAGCAGTTGCCTGTGGAGCGTTTAGTATTGCAATGAGACAGATTAAAAACATTCAGTATTTTAACTTTCAAAAGTTTGCCAGAGTAGTTCAGGGTATTGAAAATACAAACGATTTACCTTTGACCAATGGTACTAGTTTACCAACAAATACAAGTTTAGCAAATGCAGGTACAGGAATATGTGCATTAGGTACAGGACCAAATGGTACATACACTTATTCAGATTTCTTTGGATGCATGTCAGGTCTACCTTATCCTTGGCAATTAATGCAAGAAAGAATTAATCAACTTGCAACTCCTAATCTAAGTTATATCTATCAACAATTATTCTTAGCAGTAACATGGCAAGCTGCCGCAGTAACAATTCAGTATACAACATACACAGGGCCTAGTCCAGACTTTTTAACGTATTATCACGTAACTGGTGTTACACTTACTAACCCTGGCGGCGGATATGGAAGAGGTAATGCCCCTGCTCCAGTTATTACTATTAGTAATGGAGGAACCGCAGTATCAACCATTGGTATTGATGATAGTCAAGCACAATCAAATGGTGGTGGATCATACGGCAGAGTTACTTCTGTGTCGTTAACTAGTTCAGGACCAGATACTACCTCAGTGCCCACAGTAACCATTGAATGTCCACCGACGTCAACATCAGGTGGAACAAATACCAGTGCAGGTACAACAGGTTGGTCTAGTCCGATGAATTCGGTCGTGCAAAATTATATTGACCAAGCAAATGCAGAAATTGCTACTATTCAACAAAACAATATCAATTCATCAGTATATCTAAACACTTATTACAACCAAGCCGGGGTGCAGTTGAAAACCGAACAACGTGCAAGATATACCGGACTTAGTCCAGTACAAGTTCCAAAAAATTATTTTACAAACGTTTACCCAACAACACTTTATACATTCGTAGATAGTGTGCCTACATTTGCACAAGACACTAAACCTCATATGTCAGCGCAAACACTTGAAGCAATTAGTAACACCAATACAACAGGTGGTCAAAGTTTAATTGGACAGGGAAGACAAGAGCGCAATCAGGCAAGAATGCAATCATTGGGTATTGGTCCTGACAATAATATTCCTGACACATTGAGTGTGTCAGATGTAAAAACATTAACAACTAACGGTACAATACCAACGTCAGGAGTAGGTATACTAAGTCCAAACGGTAATACATACACTAATCCTTCATGGCCTACTAATAGCTCTACTAGTTCAGCAACAGGTAATACAGTACCGATACCTAAAGGAGTTTATGTACCTTCTACGGGTATTGTTAATGCAAATGTAAAATACACACCGACTAGTAATACCACTGGTTTTCTACCTACTGTTACTACGCCAACTAACAATGCAACATCAGTTCAACCCGGGGATATTACCCCAATTCTCAACGGGACTAATAATCCTGTTGTAAACCCCCTAGTACCGTCAGGTCCTACAGTAACTCCAGTAGTAAATCCTGTATTGATCATACAAGTACCGTCAGAGTTAAATCCAAATAATTTACCCCCTAATTTGGATCCTAACTACACAAGTAGCACGTTATTACCAGCATCGCCTAGTATTTCGGCTGCGATAGAGCAAGTCATAGCATGTAACTGCGATTGCTGGGTACATTGATACCCAAACTACTTGTAATGCATACCAGCCTGTGTTACAGTAATCGTTGTTTAACCTATGACCGATCAACAATCGGCAGAAAGGAGAATGAAATGGAAAAGTCGATAAATTGGTTATATCATGTAATTGGATTATTTCTAGTTGCATTTTTATTAACTCATATTACAACTTATAAGATGCACTTTTATAAAGACCAAGATGTTAGTTATGATAATCCGTCTGTAAAAGTAGTAGAGCAAAGATTAAATTGTTTAGCAATGAACATTTATCGTGAAGCAGGAAACGAACCGTTTGAAGGAAAAGTAGGCGTAGCACAAGTCACATTAAATCGTGTTAGTGATCCTAGATTCCCCAAAGACATTTGTAGTGTAGTCCATCAAAAAGACTTCATTATGGACAAAATAGTTTGTCAATTTTCATGGTATTGCGATGGTGTTACAAAGTTTAAACCAACTAATCAAAAATCGTATGACGAAAGTTATGCAGTTGCTAAGAAGGTTTATTTAGAAGGATTTAGACTTGATGGATTAAATCATGCATTATACTATCATGCTGATTACATTAATCCAAATTGGAAGTATCCTAAAGCAACACAAATCGGTAGACATATTTTTTACAACGATCCAAAAAGAGGAGATTAAGTTATGACAAGCATTAAAGAAAATATTATGAAATATTTTAAAGATATAGGACATGATTTCAAAGAAAAGATTACACATCTTTCTGCTGGAACTATCCATTGGATGGCAGTGTTGTGTTTGCTTGCAGTCACTGCACCTAATCTAATTGGATTGATGTTGGGCATTACAGATACTATGCCCCCTATCGAAATGGTACTGATTGTGTGGTCTGCATTGGGATTATTCTTTATGAAGGCAATCATTCAACGTGATAGTTTAAATCTAATCACAATCGGATTGGGGTTCATGGCACAGTCTGCTGTCATGGCTCTGATATTTTTTAAGTAAGGAAAACTTTTTGTCATATTATTTTACAAGCGAGAGTGTCGCAGAGGGACACCCAGATAAGGTAGCAGATGCAATTAGTGATGCAGTTTTAGATGCGTTTATGTCGCATAACAATTCTGCATTTCGTTGCGCTTGCGAAACACTAGTTACTACTAATCAAGTTGTTGTAGCAGGAGAGTACAAAGGTCCTACTATGGACGACTTGGATTTAGAGTATCTAGTAAGAAAGGTAGTTAAGAACATTGGCTACGAACAAGAAGGCTTTCATTGGCAAACGTTAAATATTGCTAACTTGTTACATGGGCAAAGTGCTGATATTGCATTGGGTACTGACACATTTGGTGCAGGTGATCAAGGTTTAATGTTTGGTTATGCTTGTAAAGAAACCGAAGACTATATGCCTTCAGCAATTTATTGGAGTCATAAGATTGTTCAAGGATTGTCAACTACACGCAAAAACGGCGTAACTTGGTTGGGTCCTGATGCTAAAAGCCAAGTGACAATGGAGTATAATGATGATTCAACCGTTAAGCGTGTTGCTAAAGTTGTTTGCTCTACACAACATTCGGCTGATGTGACTATTGACTTTGTACGACAAAATGTAGAATCTTTCATTAGAGATATTTTACCTAAGGAGTTAGTTGATGACACTACAGAATTTTTTATCAACCCTACCGGTCGCTTTGTTATTGGGGGGCCTGATGGTGACACTGGTCTTACTGGCAGAAAAATTATTGTTGATACTTACGGTGGTTATAGCCCACATGGTGGAGGAGCATTCTCAGGAAAAGACCCCACTAAAGTAGACCGTAGTGCGGCATATATGGCACGTTATCTTGCTAAGAATATTGTTGCATCAGGACGTAGTGATTGGGCAACAGTTCAATTGAGTTATGCTATTGGTATGTCACAGCCCATGAGTGTGTATGTTGAAAGCAGTGAAAATAGTAGAGACTTGACAGATTGGCTTATCAAAAATGTTGATTTGACTCCTAAGGGTATCATTGATAAGTTTGATTTGTTTAGACCTATTTATAGTTCTACTACAAACTACGGACACTTTGGTAAGTCCTATCTCCCGTGGGAAAAGATTGACCTCTTTGATTCGTGCAATGGACACACCCAAGAGTAACAGTGCCAAGGGCAAGGATAGCTATGATGCTACCCTTGGCAACAATTTAGTTAACTTTTTTAACAGAAATGTAACCCCCTATCCTACGGAAGCAGGGGGGCCTAAATTTGATTTAGTGCCAGTCACTAAACAAAAAGATATAATGATTAATCATGCTAGGATGTATGCCCAGCAAGAATATGATCGTATCATGGAGTTAGTTACTGTATTACAAAAACAAGCAAGTGATATCAAGCGTAGACTAGATGTAACCGATATGGTCTACGCCGCAGAATATCAGTTTCAAATTGTAATGGGCCAGTCTTATTGGTTAGTGTGGGATAACAGAAAGAATAAAACATTATTAGTATCATTAGGACCTAATGATTGGTCAACCGGCAAACCAAAAAACTATGATTATATGACCCAAGTTAAATACATGGGTGATCATACATGGATGGAGATAACAGATGACAGAGATATCTAAAAGCCCCGAGCGTCATACTTTTCTTTTAGAAAAATATTTACAACGTTGTGAAGGTCAGGCCGTAGAACCTAGAACTGACTACATCGATCTATACACAAGTTACAAAGAAGATGATATTAAAAAAGAAGCAGACCTTCAATGGCAAACTAATAACTTAGAATATGATTTGAGAACTACTGATTGGATATTAGAAAAAGTTCGTAGTTCGGAAAGTTATGCTCAACACTTATATGCGGCGATGTGTAACAACGACTTCATGCGAAATGATGTTTGGCCTATTCTTAAAGAAGAAACTTGGAGTTGTAGTTGGAGACATGCTGGTGGCATCATTGCAGATATGAGACAGCAAGGAGATTACATCGATTGGTACTGCTCAGGTATAGGTAGCAAAGAAGATGGTTACGGATTATCATCACATCAAGCAAATGATTATGTTCCCGAAAGCGTAGTAACTGAAGAAATTCGTGAAGACTTGCTTAAGTTGGGATGGTTAGTTGTTGACGAACAAAATTATGATAAATAGTACAAGAAGGACTAATTATGGCATACAGTCAACAAGTAATTGATCATTACGAAAACCCAAGAAACGTTGGTAGCTTTAGTAAAGATGATACTAACATTGGTACAGGTATGGTAGGTGCCCCTGCATGTGGCGATGTAATGAAACTTCAAATCAAAGTAAATGAACAGGGAGTTATCGAAGATGCTAAATTTAAAACGTATGGGTGCGGGTCAGCAATTGCTTCAAGCAGTCTTATCACAGAGTGGGTTAAGGGGCGCACCTTGGATGAAGCAGCAAATATCAAGAACTCAGCAATCGCAGAAGAATTGTCTCTCCCCCCAGTCAAAATACATTGCTCAATCCTCGCAGAAGACGCAATCAAAGCCGCGATAGAAGATTACCGAAAGAAAAACAATGGCTAATGATTTAGCAAAATACTTAAATAGCATTCGCCGTTTCCGTGACGAATTAACAATAAAAAAACAATTGAAGATTGCAAAGTCACATGCATCGGCTAATGATAAAAAGTTAAAACAACCCCATCGATTAGTAAAGCATCATGCAATGGATTGCGGTCAACCAGGCTGTATGCTGTGCGGTAATCCTCGCAAGACACACAAAGACAAACTGACTACACAAGAAAAAAGATTTTATCAAGACACTGATAAAGTCACCGACCGTCATAGTAATGGTCTGCCTCCTAGCGAATAGTCATATAAAAGTCACATAACTTTCAATAAATATATGTATGTCAAAGCATACATATCGCGCCATTTTCATCTCAGATGTCCATTTGGGTACAAAAGATTGTAAAGCAGACGCACTAAACAATTTCTTGAAGCATAACACCTGCGATACATTGTATATGGTGGGTGATATCATTGATGCCTGGCGCATACAACAAAACAAATGGCGTTGGAAACAAAGCCACACCAACGTAGTGCGTAGAGTAATGGGTCATGCAAAGCGTGGCACACGTGTTATATATGTTGCTGGTAATCATGATGAATTCTTGAGACCGTTAATACCGTATGGTATTGGTTTTGGTATGATTGAAATAGTTAACCAAACTGAACACATAGGTATAGACAATAAACATTATTTGGTTGTTCATGGTGATATGTTTGACGGCATCACTAGATTAGCCCCTTGGCTAGCATTTTTAGGAGATAAGGCATATGATTTCATTCTTTCGTTTAATAGTAAATACAATTGGATACGTCATCGTATGGGCTTTGGGTACTTTAGTCTTAGTAAATATCTCAAAGGAAGAGTAAAGAAAGCAGTAGACTTTATTTTTCAATTTGAAAAAAATCTAGTAGCCTATTGTAAGAAACGTGGATATGACGGAGTAATTTGTGGACATATTCATCATGCTGAAATAAAAACAGTAGATAATATAGTGTATATGAACGATGGTGATTGGGTTGAAAGTATGACCGCCCTAGTTGAGCATCACAATGGTAATTGGGAAATAGTAACTTGGACGAAAGAGAAAGATGACAGTATTAATACTATCTAAAGTAGAACGAAACGAATACGAAACTAACCGATTGGTTGAAAGTTTTGCAAATAAAAATATTCAAGCAGTGGTAGGACATCCTGACGACTTTGACATTGTTGTCAGTCAAGATTTAACTCAATCAGTTAAGTATAAAGGACAAGACTTTGACAAGCCTGACTTAGTATTGACTAGAATAGGTGCAGGTATATTGCCCTTTCAGTTAGCAATCATTCGTCAATTTGAAGAAATGGGAGTACCTTGTGTTAATCCAAGTAAACCAATTAACATTGTTAGAGACAAATTAAGAACAGGTCAAATTCTTGCTGCAAATAAAATTGCAATTCCAAAGACAATGATGGTGCGCTATCCCATTGATGATGGTTTAGTAGAAAAACATATTGGTTTCCCTTGTGTAGTTAAACTTGTTACTGGTAGTTATGGTGAAGGTGTTTATCTGTGCGAAAAGAAACGTGACTATAAAAAGTTAATGGAGTTCATTGATACACTCGGCGCAAAGAAAACAATGATTGTGCAAGAATACATGGGAGCCAAACCCGGTGAAGATTTGCGTGTGTTTGTTGTTGGCGGTAAAGTTATTGGTGCTATGCGTAGAACAGCTCCTGAGGGAGACTTTAGAGCAAATATTACTGGCGGCGGCACTGGTAGCAATTATGAAATAACACCTGAAATTGAATATCTTGCTAGAGAAACAGCAAGAGTGTTGGAACTAAACATTGCAGGCATAGACTTGTTGTTTAGTGAACATGGGTTTGTAGTATGTGAAGCAAACAGTAATCCAGGTTTTAGTGGATTTGAAAAGTATTGTCAAATCGATGTTGCAGATCATATAACAGAGTATATAAGATTTAGATTAAATCAATAGCAATGTGGTTAATGATACTACTAGCAGTACATGTGAACGATCCAAAAGATGTTCCGGGGCGTATTGAATTGATATTTCAAGATAAAGTATCATGTGAGCAAAGTCTACAAAGTATGACATATTGGTTGAAATTCAATCAATTTAAAATTGAAGGAAGGTGCGTAAAAAAATGAATCTTAGTGAAAAAATTACCATTGTAGTTCCTTGCAAGAATGAAGAAAACTATATTCCTTATTTACTAACACATCTACGCAATCAAATGATAGGTAGTACTAGAATTATTATTGCAGACTGTTCGACTGACAATACTAGAGAAGTTATTAAAGCAACAAAAGGAAATCTAAATGTGGAAATCATTGACGGTGGCCCTGTAAGTATTGCCAAAAACAACGGCGCTAAATTAGTCAATACTCCGTATATATTGTTCATTGATGCCGATGTTCGTTTTTTTAAGAGCACAGTTATCCGTGATGCAGTCAATGAAATGGAATCTAAAAAGCTAGACCTTATTGGATTAAACATTAAATGCTATGACAAAGACCCAAGAGCAAAATTTGGATTTGCTCTCTTTAACACAATAAACCACACACTAAAACATTTTAGTCCTTTTGCTGTTGGGGCATTCATGTTAACTCGTAAAGATAAGTTTGAGGAGTATGGTGGATTCCCCGAACAGTTTTCAACATCCGAGGACTATTTTCTGTCTAGAAAGTACAGTCCAAAGAAGTTTAAAATAATCAAACATCACTTTGGACAAGATAGTCGTAGATTTAAGAGGATGGGATATTTTGGTATGGGAAAATATCTAATTACGAATTTTATTAATCGCAATAATAAACAATACTGGGACCGTTTAGATTCATCAAAGTATTGGAATTAACATATTCAATATACCCAATATACTATAGTTTTGCTATATAGTAGTATATAATCCTAACTTAAAAGCACTAAGTAATATTATGAGGTTTTCAAGAAGGTATGAATAATTGTTTCACTTGTTTAAATTGTGGTAGAGTCAACCCTAGAAAAGGCGAAGTGTATACCTACAAGTATTGCAATAACAAGTGTCAGGCAGAACACCGCAGTAGACAACTTGTTAGTCAATGGAAAGAGAATGAAAAATCAACAGCATGGAGACAGGTTCCTGATTATGTTAAGAAATATTTGATTTCTTCCCGAGGTCACAAATGTGAATCATGCGGTATAGAAAAATGGCAAAATCAAGATGCACCATTAGTTGTAGTACACAAGGATAACAATACACATAACAACGAAGAAACTAATTTACTTTTAATTTGTCCTAATTGTAGGGCACAAAAATAATTTCATTACACACAAGGAGAAAAATATGAAAACAATCGGCGATAAAATCACAAGTTTTGCAGTCACAGGCGTTAAGCCAGGAGCGTTGACACCAGACAATGCATTTGAAACAATCACAGATCAAAGTTTTGAAGGTAAATGGAAGATCATCGTTTACTATCCAAAAGACTTCACATTTGTTTGCCCAACTGAAATCGTTGCATATGACAAGCTACGTCAAGACTTTGAAGACCGTGATGCAGTATTATTAATCGGTTCAACAGACAATGAGTTCTGCAAATTAGCATGGCGTAATGCACATGAGGATTTGAAGAAAACAACTTCATGGAGTTTCGCAGACGTAGCACGTGATGAAAATTCATTGGCAGAACAATTGGGTATCTTCTATGGTCCAGCAGGTGCGGCACTTCGTGCAACATTCATTGTTGACCCTGACAATGTTATTCAACACGTTACAGTAAATAACTTGGATGTTGGTCGTAATCCAGATGAAACATTGCGTATTCTTGACGCATTGCAAACTGGCGAATTGTGCCCATGCAGTCGTCCAATCGGTGGAGACACACTATGAGTTGGGTAGATAGAGTCAAGGAAAGTATCCCTGACCACGCTAAGGATATTAAGTTAAACTTAGATGCGGTTATGAATCGCAGTGGACTTGATCCAATTGATGCACATGCATGTGCATTTGTGGCAGCAGTTGCAGCCGGCAACGGTGACTTGGCATACCATATCGACAATGACCCACAAAGTCCATTGAAAGATAGTGATGAAGCAAAGGCAGCTAAAACTGCGGCAGCACTTATGGGTATGAACAACATGTACTACCCATTTGTTGAAATGACTGAAGACCCTGATCTTAAGGGCCTACCCCCCGGCTTGCGTATGAATGCATATGCTAATCACGGCGGTGTAAGCAAAAAGAAATTTGAGATGTATGCATTGGCTGCAAGCATTGTTGGTAAATGTAACTTCTGTGTAAAGAATCACTATGACAACTTACGCAAAGAAGGTATGACAGTTACTGAGTTGCAAGCAGTTGCCAAGATTGCAAGTGTAATCAATGCAGTTGGAAAAGTAGCATTGTAATTATTTTACACCAATCAACATAAATCTTTTATATCCCCAATCACTATATGTAATGTCTTGTGTGTCTAGCAAGATGGTGTGTGAAAGGGGATATTTTTTTGCCAACTCTTTCATAGACCTACAAGGGTTCACGACCTTCCACACCTCATCGTTGATATCAATGTCACTTGTTTGTATGCACACCAGTGTGCCGGGTGTTATGTTGTCAAACCAACTATCATTTGGCATATGTTCAGGGCTACAGTTGATGACTAGTGTGAATCCTTGATAGTTATAAGTGTTTGCGTCAGCAACGATGTTGTTCATCTTGGGACTATCACCGATCATCCAGCCTGCATTTACTTTACTAGAAATCTCAATTGCTTGAGTATCAATGTCTATGCCCAAAATAGATTGATACTTATTACGATTTCGTGTTAACATCATAAAACCTAGAACGTTGTACCAACTGCCTAAGATAGCAACAATTGCTTGATCAGGTATGTAGGGTTCTAGAGATTCGCATAGCCAAATTTTACTTTGAGTCTGACCATGAGAAAAGGCGTGATAGTTCATGTTTTTATTTATTGGGTAACAAACACTTGACAAATAAACAATGTGGCGCTACAATGCATACATAGATTGAAAAAGTGAAGAAAAACACTATTAAATTGACGATTTTTTTAACCAGGACTAAATAAACATACTATGAAAAACATTATGTGTCAAACTTCCAAACATACCGGACTATGGTCTATAGCACCACAGCAACCAGTATGGGCGAATGTTGGCTTAACAATGACACCTAGTATTCGTGGATCAGAGTTTAATTATGATACAAGATTACCGGGGAGTTTCATAGATCGAGGAGTAGGTTCAAAGTAACTGAAACTTAACAAGTTTTATGAAACCCCTGGGAAACTAAAAAGTCTCAGGGGTTTTTGCTTATGTGTTACATAAGTCTTGACAATAAATCAAAGTTGTACTAAACTGCAACTTAGCGTGAACAGGCAACGAGAGCCGGAATACAGCGCAAAATGTATCGAATGGGCGGACAGTAGGATGAAATCTGTGGCGATAACGCAGACTGTAAAATCACTGGTTGGGGCATTGACCCTAACATAGCATCGAAAGATGCTATTCTAAAACACATATGGATGAACATAATAGCCTGTGCGGCACACTCAATTGACTGGAGTGGACTATGTGTGTTTTAGAATAGCATATGAAGAAAATCGCCCCCACTCTATGACAGTGTGAATGGCATTCAGTGTTTATTAATTTGTTGGGGTGTCGCCTAGAGGCCTAAGGCACTGGTCTTTGAAATCAGTATCATGAGTTCGAATCTCATCTCCCCTGCCAAAATTGCGCCCATAGCTCAGTTGGACTAGAGCATAACGCTACGAACGTTAGGGTCGGAGGTTCGAATCCTTCTGGGCGCTCCATATATGGTGTTGGTAGCTCAATGGTAGAGTCCAGGATTGTGATTCCTGTTGTTGTGGGTTCGAGTCCCATCCAGCACCCCAAACAATACCAATGTAGCTCAGTCGGTAGAGCAACGGATTGAAAATCCGTGTGTCACTGGTTCAATTCCAGTCGTTGGTACCAAAAATGTACGCCCTACTAGACAAATTGGCAAAGTCGCTTCTCTCAAAAGGAAGAGTTTTAATCCCGGTTCGACTCCGGGGTAGGGTACCAAACAATGCCAGCGAGACTTGGAAGTCAGGGAGGTCTTATAAGCCTTTTAGCGCCAGATTAGCGTTCTTGAGAGGGTTCGATCCCCTCCGCTGGTACCAGTCATATTTTTTTAACAAGAAAATATTTTTAATGTCTAAATATATGTAAGGAGATATCATGGCAGTACTAGCCCTAGACATATCAGGTATACCCCGAGCATGGGTTAACTATGATGAAGCCATCTGTTATCATGCAAAGAATCAAGTAGCCTGGAGTTTAGGTGAAACAGTTGCAAGATATCACGGTGGAACACAAAAGAATGGTGTTGATAGTTATTTAGAAACTACTAGCATTATAGCAGTTAGAGGTTCAGGATTTAACCTTACTAAGCACAGTAAAGTGGCATTGACAAACAGAACATTGTTTGCTAGAGACCGACATGTTTGTGCATATTGTGGGGGACACTTCCCCAACTTCTCACATCTAAGTCGTGATCATATCATGCCTAGATTCAAAGGTGGTTTGGATGAATGGACAAACGTGGTTACTGCATGTAAAGTATGTAATCAAAAGAAAGGTTGTCTAACTCTTAAAGAAGCACGACTTGAATTGCTATATGTACCTTATGCACCTAATCACTATGAAAACATGATCCTACAGAACCGCACTATACTTGCAGATCAAATGGATTATTTGTTATCAGGTGTTCCAAAGCATAGTAGAATTATACAGATTTAACTTGACATAAAAAGTTAGGTCATGTATAATTCATATTAAATAAAGATGTATTCCTCGATAGCTCAGTTGGTAGAGTGCCGGACTGTTAATCCGTTGGTCCCTGGTTCGAGCCCAGGTCGAGGAGCCATACAAAGCCCTTATAGCTCAGTGGTAGAGCACCCGCCTTGTAAGCGGTAGGTCCCGTGTTCAAATCATGGTGGGGGCACCAAAGTTTTTAGTTAAGTAAAATAAAGATAAGTAAGATTAGTTGGGCTGATGGCGTAATTGGGAACGCACTAGATTTGCATTCTAGAGTCCGGGGTTCGAATCCCCGTCGGTCCACCAAGATATCTCGGTGTAGCGCAGTCTGATTAGCGCATCTGCTTTGGGAGCAGAGGGTCGTAGGTTTGAATCCTACCATCGAGACCAATATTGCCTGGATAGCTCAGGGGTAGAGCGTCTCCTTTACACGGAGAGGGTCCGCGGTTCGAAACCGTGTCCAGGTACCAAATTCTTTATAAATAAAAGATGAGTTATAAATCTTTTGCAGAACTGTGTGATGTTCCTGATGAAATTTTAGATTTTCTAAATTATAAATTTGATATAATTAAAAAATCTCAAATATCAACAAACGGATCAAAAGGTTACATGCAATGGCAAAATCAAATAGAAAATGTAATAACTGAAAATCCCAATGAAAATGTATGGAAAGACAATGACTTTAAAATAGTCGATGATTTTTTCAGCCAATATGTTTCTAAGATTTTTAGATTTAGATTTTCATTATTGATGGCTCCTTTTAATGTAGAGTGGCATGAGCCACACGTGTATCCTAGAATACATATTCCATTAAACAACAATGATGCAGTTTTTCAATTAAAAGAATCTATTGATTCGGCGATAATTGAAACTCCTAGCATGGTATATGGAAAAGCATACTTAGTGGATGTAACTTTACTGCATAGAGTTGTAAGCAAAAATTCTAAAACTAGAAAAAACGCATTTTTCTGTTTTGATAACTTTGTTACTCCAGAATTAGAAGAAAAGTATAAATTATCTCCCTAGTGTAATGGCAGCATACCAGTCTCCAAAACTGTTGGTCGGGGTTCGAGTCCCTGGGGGGATGCCAAAATTAATTTAAAAAGTTGTTGACAATAAATCAAGTCGGTGCTACAATCATAGCATGAGTTGAGAAATCAACAACGTTCTTTAAAAAATTAGCCCGGATGGTGAAATAGGTAGACACAAGAGACTTAAAATCTCTCGCTTGAAAGAGCGTGCCGGTTCGATTCCGGCTCCGGGCACCATTTATTCTGGCGTTCGTTCAACGGATAGTACAAAAAACTTCATTTATATATAAATAGATATATGCGACCGTAACTCAGTGGATAGAGTAACCGGCTTCTACCCGGTCTGTCGGGAGTTCGAATCTCTCCGGTCGCGCCATTTAAGGGTATATATGTTTATATGTAAGCATTGTAAAAAAGAATTTGAGGGATTGTCACCTGCTAATAAAGCAAACCATAGTAGATGGTGTAATGAGAATCCTAAGCGAATTGAATATGCTGAAAAATTAGTTTCAGCTAGGGAATGTATTAAAAATCCTAGAAATCAGTTTGTAAAAGCAAAAGATGAAGGAAGAATAATCGTTTCTAGTATGAAGGGGAAAGCTAGTACCCGAAAAGACTATAAACATACTCCTGAATCTTTGGAAAAAATAAGAGACAAAGCACTAGCTTCGGGACACCGAAGACTAGTCAAATCAACTAGGTATTATACTCAAGTTGACGGAACTCAAGTGTTATTAGATTCTTCGTGGGAAGAAAGTCTTGCGAGGAGATTAGACAGTCTAGGTGTTGTTTGGATAAGGCCTACTGAACCTATTAAATGGGTTGACAGATCAGGTAAGACTCATAACTATTTTCCTGACTTCTATTTACCCATTCAGGACTTGTATCTTGACCCCAAGAATCCGCATGCGGTATTGGTCCAAAAAGAAAAATTAGATGTGATTAAAAGACAGATTCCTAATTTGAAAATTATCACTACCCTAAAGGAGTGTGAGGAATTTGTAGCATAAAGTAGTACAAACAAGAATTTGACAATAAATCGATTCGGTGCTATAATACATTCATGAGTTGAGAAAAGTGATCGTACTACTCAACAAGGTTCTTTAAAATTTTGTAGTGTAGTTTAGGCTGATGACGGCAATCTGAAAGCAGTCTGAAACTTGACCCCTGACAGTAGCTTTGCCGAGCGAATAGAAGGGAGTTGATATGATGAAATTGGTAGACATAGGGGCCATATCCGGTCCCTGTTGGAAACAGCGTGTAGGTTCGAATCCTACTATCATTTATCAGGTATCAGCCTAAACTACATTACAAAAAGGTTGACAATAATTCGTTGCTGTGATACAATCATAGCATGAGTTGAGAAATCAACAACGTTCTTTAAAAATTAAACCATCATATACATTGCTGTGAAGCAATCACTATATGTAAGTATTATAAAGGTTACCTATACCGTTAGGAGCTTTGTGCGGGGACAGTAGTGACGGCTACGCCCAATAGTCAGAGTTCATGAAGTGCATGAGTACATATGTGACCGAGCATGACGGATAATATAGGATGTAATGACCGTACAGGCCCCAAGTAGACGTTACTTGGTGGTAGAGATAGATGTACAATGGTTCCTTTAGTATACTTACATATAGTGATTAATTGCTGGGTTCGTCTATCGGTTAGGACACAAGCCTTTCACGTTTGTAAGACGGGTTCGATTCCCGTACCCAGTACCAAAGAATTTGCACCGTTAGATCAGTTGGTTAGATCGCAACACTGTCACTGTTGAGGCCAGGGGTTCGAGTCCCCTACGGTGCGCCAAGTTTTTAATAAAGGAAATGACATGAAACGTTCAGGTAAACGATAGTGTCATCTTTAGACTTCCATGTATGGTCTAGGGATGGCACGTAAAAGACAAATTAATACGTACTATCCCTTCGAGATGTTATGGTAGCATAGCGGACTCTTAATCCGACAAGCGTCAGTTCGACTCTGACCGGAGGGACCATATTATGGAAGTATAGCTCAACTGGCTAGAGCAACCGGCTTTTAACCGGTAGGTTCAGGGTTCAAGTCCCTGTGCTTCTACCATATAGAAACACATTTGACTAAATTCGGGTTCATCCGTGATAAAGTAATTTACTATATCAAGTGTGTTTCTATATGGTATAAGAATTTTGGAGGCATAGCCTCCTATATAAATACATAATCAATTTTGCGGGGTTCGTATAGTGGTAATACCTTAGCCTTCCAAGCTAATGCTGAGAGTTCGATTCTCTTACCCCGCTCCAAAGTTATGCCCCGATGGTGGAATTGGTAGACACGCTGGTCTTAGAAGCCAGTGCTTAGGCGTGCGAGTTCGAGTCTCGCTTGGGGCACCATCTTTTTGCAGTCGGATAGTAACCGTGTTGGGGTCCACCTAACATTTACGTGGGAATCGTAATGACTGCTCCATTTTTCGGAGTGTAGCACAGCCTGGGTAGTGCACCTGCTTTAAGAGCAAGGAGGTCGTAGGTTCGAATCCTACTACTCCGAACAAGTTTTATTCCCCTTAAGCAAACTAGGTGTAGGCGGCGGACTGTTAATCCGAGATTAGCTAGGAGCGTCACCTAGATGGGGAGCCAATTTGGTGATATAGCATAGACGGATATGCAGGGGTCTCATAAGCCTCATAGGAAGGATCGTTACCTTCTATAACCACCATATAAAAACACATTACGAGAAGCGTCCGGGGCTTCGACTATAAAGAGAGTAGTGTGTTTCTATATGGTAAAAACAGGAGTAATTAACCTGTCCATATTGGGGAGTCATGACCCCAAGAATCCGTGTTCTTATAAGTGGTAATAAAGGCCCGTTATGGGGCTTAATGTAGGTTTCGATGCCCTACACACAATGGATTCCATATAAAAACACATTAACTCCTACTAGCAGGTGGGTAGGTTTGAAGTTCTGATGCTGAACGAAGGGTTCGAATCCCATAGTGTGTTTCTATATGGTATATCAGTTTTTAGTAAGTCATACACGGGACTGCTACCTACGGGATAGATATCGAGGCTCGGAATCTCGGATACTAATTACAGACGCAATGGTGGATGCATACGGCATTGTTGATACGCCATATAAAAACACATTACTAAGAGTCCAGGTTCAGAGCGTGGCATAGTGTGTTTCTATATGGTTTTCTAATTCAAGTACAACGGTCACACGCCCTTGCTTGAGTTAGTAATAACCATTCAAATTAATGGAGATGTAGGAAAATTGGTAACCCCAGCTGACTGTAAATCAGCCGCCCCTGGCATTGTTGGTTCAAGTCCAACCATCTCCACCAATATTATGTATGAAAGCCAGAAGAGTGATGGTGCCAGTAAAACCTTCCTGAAAAGTGAGGTATGGTGATAGCAGGGTGCAAGGCCAGCTTCATACGCCAAGTTTTGTAAGTGTTAGCAAGTAAAGTCACGCTAATGAGGTTTCTTCGAAGGACTAAGTTAGTAGAAGGTTGCGGGGTCGTTACCCGGCTGATCGCTTGAGTGGGATCGGCATACAATGAGTATCATCTGGATGGAGCCCAAGTAACGTACCGAGTCCCGGCCGGCTTAATTACACGGGTGAATGGTGTCAATAACGATGGTGGCACAACTTACAAATTCAACAATGTAATTTTTTATAGTTAAATATAGTATACGGAAGATTGGCAGAGTGGTCGATTGCACTAGTCTTGAAAACTAGAGGTCCGAAAGGTCCCGTGAGTTCGAATCTCACATCTTCCTCCAAGATAATGGAGAGCGGGCAGGATGGTAATGCAGCGGATTGCTAATCCGTAGACCGTAGTAATACGGTCACAGGGTTCGACTCCCTGGCTCTCCACCAAGATACCCAAAACATGTCAACAGGAATGACTTCTGAGGCGTTATATATGTATAGACGGGAGATTCTATGTCATACATCGTAATGCAAGTTAAAGAGTTATTAGATAGGCATCTAGACGCAACTGAAATTGCTCATAGACTGCATTTAGACATTCATTGTGTTTTGGGCGCAATAGCAAAACTAAATCATTAACACGGTGCGGTGGCAGAGTGGTCCAATGCAACGGATTGCAAATCCGTAAAACCGTCAGTTCAAATCTGACTCGCACCTCCAAAATTTACCCGGTTAGCTCAAAAGTAGAGCACACGACTGATAATCGTGCGACAGAGGAGCGTTACCTCTACTGGGTACCATTGTCACATTAACTTAATATACAGTCGTAGTTTATTCCGATAAATATTTGACTAACGAAAGCAATACACCATACATGTCGAAAATTTTATTCATTCTCAAACGCAGAGAAAATTATAGTGAAAAAGTAGATACTAAAATTGGATTGACTACAGGTCTATACAATTCTGCATCATTTGTTAATAGAATGCTGAATAAAGTTGGTATTAAATCAGTCATGGAAGTTGCAATCGATAATAATTGTATTGACAGACTAGTTACTAAACACAATCCAGACTATGTTATTATTGAAGCATTATGGGTTGTTCCCAGTAAGTTCACATCACTTTGTAAATTACATCCTAATGTAAAGTGGATTGTTCGCATTCATAGTGAGATGCCTTTCATGGCTGGCGAAGGCATGGCAATGAATTGGATCGGTGACTATAGTCATTTTGAAAACATTAGTATTGGTGTAAACGCACCTAGAATGTTGCGTGAAATTAGAACTTACTTACAAACTGTTAATCGTTGGAGTGATAGTGAAACATTGAAGAAAGTCTTTTATCTACCCAATTACTATCCACAGAAATTTAGTCCACCAAGAAAAATTTATAAGACTAAGGACCATATTGATGTAGGATGTTTTGGTGCTGTTAGACCATTAAAGAATCACATGGTTCAAGCAGTAGCCGCACTTGACTTTGCTACTCAACAAGGTAAAAAATTGCATTTTCATATCAATGCAGGTCGTGTTGAAATGAAAGGTCAACCTGTACTACATAATCTAGAGGGCTTCTTTGCACATCTTTATAGTGCAGGGCATAGATTAATTAGACATGATTGGGCACCCCATGAAGAATTTTTGCATTTGTGTTCTGATATGGACATAGGCATGCAATGTAATTTCAGTGAAACATTTAATATTGTTGGTGCAGATTTGATTAGTGAGGGTATCCCTTTAGTTGGCACAACAGAAATTCCGTGGTTAGCAACAGGGTGTTCTGACCCTACTGATAGCGCAGATATTACTAAAGCATTGAATCGTGCATATAACTTTCCTGCTATCAATGTTAGACTAAATCAGTTTAGTTTGACTAAATATACTAATAAGAGTGCCGAGATATGGTACAAAAGATTTAAATAACGGAGAATAACATGCACGGTAGAAAACACATTTCACACATTCATAGTTACGGAGACGATGGCGCATTGAATGTACAGGCTTTTGAATTTGATTCAAGAGATGAAGCAGTTGCACACGCAACAGAACATCACGGACGTGGGTTCAGTACAAAGGTATATGATGAGTATTATCACTTGTTATATGAATTCTTTGTTGACGCAGAAATTAACACATACGCATAATCATGTTTACAGTATCAGTACAAAATTGGATCGATGATGTTCTTTCAGTAAATTATACTGAATTTGAAACACTAGCGCAGGCGCATGAATATGCGTCAGAACAACAGGCTTTAGGTTTACAATCTAAAATCTTTAATGAGGCTACCACATTACTTTGTGTTTTGCAGATTGCTGGCCAAGAATCTTACGCTTAATCTGTATTATACATAAAAACCTATGAATTCATAGGTTTCTACACAGTCCACCAAATATTATGCGACTTTAGCATAGAGGTAGTGCCGAGAACTCATAATTCTTACGGGACTGGTTCGAATCCAGTAGGTCGCACCAAACAATAGAAGTGTAGCATAGCGGCTAATGCGCCACCTTCATACGGTGTTTATCGTGAGTTCGAGTCTCACCACTTCTACCATTCATATTTTTTATGCTATAGAATTATGATAAATATTAGTCTCAACACAAAGGAGATTATTATGTTTATCATTGGAGCATTAATCGTAGCAATTATCATCGGCGCTTTCTTATACACACAAAACAAAAAAAGCCCAACAGCACAACCAGAGCAACAAACAGGCGGCGGACGTGCAGGCAATACAACTAACGTAGAAGCAGAATAAAGGAAATTTATGCAGGTAAGAGCAAGTCACATTTTAGTACCTTCTTTAGCAGAAGCAGTTAACTTACAAGAGCAAATCAAGTCCGGCGCTGATTTTGCTATATTAGCAAGTCAACATAGCAAGTGCCCAAGTGGTCGTCAAGGTGGCGATTTAGGATTATTTGGTCGAGGACAAATGGTAAAACCTTTTGAAGAGGCAGCATTCAATAACCCGGTAGGTGTTGTTGTTGGACCGGTTCAAACACAGTTTGGTTATCATTTGGTCAAGAGGACTGCATAATGAGTAAGGGTGATAGGCCAAGACCAATGAGCATTCCTCTGTCTGAATTCGATGATAGAATGGATGCTATCTTTGGAAAGAAAGAACCTAAACCAAGATACGTACCTCCACCGTTACCGGAAGAGGTCGTAGAAGAAAAAGAAAACGTTCGGGCAGTTAAAGATACTGTCAAAGATGAATAAATAAATTACGCGGGTAGGGTGGTCACCACACCGGTCTCATAAGCCAGGTGCATCGGCAGTTCGAATCTGTCACCCGCATCCAATTACATAGGAAATATCATGGATCCATTAGACCCGACACTACAAGCACAAATTAAGCAGTATTTAAAAGACAATCTTACATTGTCATATGCTATTGAACCTGATATGTATGGAATTAACAATGATCAAATCACACTTAATTTGAATCTTGAGGGTGAAACGTTTAACACAATTATTTTATATAGCTTAACAGGAAGCTAAATAAAATTATGCGTTTTTAGCGGTAGAGTATAAATACTCTAAAGGAGAACTCTACTATGAAAGCAAATTGTGTAAATTGTAATAAGGATTTTGAATTTAATCCTCATCATAAAACAGGAAAATATTGTTCTAATGTATGTAACGGATTGCATAAATCTTTTTTACATAAAAAAGAATGGTATAACGGTAATTTGAAAAGAATTGAAAGGTCAACTGCTAGGAGATATTTAGCAGAAGACAGAGGTTATAAATGTGAAGTATGCGGTGTAAGTGAATGGCAAAACAAAAAGCTAGTACTTCATGTAGATCATGTAAACGGTGATCCGGGAAATGATAGTCCTGATAATTTAAGATTGATATGTCCTAATTGTCATAGTCAAACTGAATTTTTAGGCGGTGCAAATAAAGGTAGAGGAAGAAAAGCGCAAGGCTTACCTCTATATTGAGAAAATAATGCGGGATTAGTTTATCGGTAAAACGAAACCTTGCCAAGGTTTAGTGACCAGTTCGATTCTGGTATCCCGCTCCAACTATATCACTATATCTTCATACTACAATAAGCATTTTTACCAGTCTCACTTTGGTGGAAATCGCTATCTAAATAAAACCCTACACTGTTGTATGTCATCCAACTGTCTTTTCTAGGGTAACTCCAACACATTACTGCATTCTCTTTTTTACCTTGTTCTATGGTTTTAATCAATAGTTTTTTTGCTATGTTTAATCCTCTGAACTTAGGATCAACATATAATCCACGTGAACGATATTGATTGTCTTTACACATGTGACCACTGTTAACACCTACAATTTCATCATTAACTATGTATACAAAAAATGTAGGATTAGTGTTCATGTTATACATATCATATCCGTTTAGATAACACATTGCACTATTTGGCTCGATAGGACTTGTTCTATCGGGCCATAGCCGTTTCCATATCGGAAAAATCTCATCAAATTCTATAGTTGTAATTCTATGATTCATTTAAAACTCTAATTTATATATTGACTTATCAGGGCTACCGGGTAAATACAAATCGTCTTTGTGTGCAAAGCGTAGTGTAAATGCCAGTCTTGGTTCTGGATTCATATTAGTAGTAACTCCGTGTACTACTTGTCCACCGTTGATGTTGATTGCTGAGTTTCTTTTTGGTTTATATACAAATCCTGTATCAGTCCAAAACTCTCCACCGTTGCCTTCAATATGATCATCAAAATAAAAGGTAACGCTTCTCATTCTAGCATCAAACACTGATACATTGTAATATTGGTGGTTTGCATCAAGATGTAATGCTAGAAATTTATTATACGCCAAAAAATTCATATGCCAACGATAGCATATCCAACTATTAGGCTCATCACAGAACGGTGGATATTTTTCTATTGTTTTGATAGCCTTGTATAATATCGGGCTTTGTGTAGTCATTATTTGAGTATCTGCCCAAGATTTTATAGTATCAGATGTTTGATACCACCAATCTTTTTCAAACGTCAAATCAAATATTACTTCTTGTTCTCTATCGTTTTGTTTATGAGAAACAATTTTATGATTTTTTCCACCAAAATTAAAATTAGTTCTATGTGTGGCGTAGGTCGAATGATTTCTTTTGTGTATGATGTGTTCGGATGTAGATTTTAATTGTTCAAAAAATCTGTCTTCAAACACATCATTGTAAATCCAACCATTTAACGTTTGCTTACCCCAATGTTTTGATGGAACATTGAAATCTAATGATTGATATGACATCAAATATTACTTGATACTTTGTTTCCAAGTAGCGAAGAAACTGATACTGTTAACGTCAGTAAGTGCCAATGTAATATCAGATTCTAATGTGTCTTTGTATAATGGATTATTAACAAAGAAGAACAAGATATTTGTTTTCATAGTAATAGATGAATTCTTTGCAACTCCGATAAAGTTTACCATTTTTAAACGGGTTTCTTCTGGCAATTGAAGATTAGGTTTTGTAATAGTAATAACACCTGTAACAGGATCGCAAACTAAAAATTGTGCATAGTCTTTAGAATCATCAGCCATTTCTACAGAAAAAACTACAGGATCAGTAGGAGCTAATTTTTCAATTTGTGATGTGTCTAAGTTTGAGTTAATGTCAGCAACAATAACATCTTCTTTATCGTGGACACCCAAATAACTAACAGCATTAGTTTCTTTGTATGATGCTGCCATATCTGCGGTAGCCAAATAAACTAGTCTATTTTGATTTTCTGAGAACGATGAATCTTCAAATAGTAATGCATGTTCAGTGGCAGTGTTAACAATTAATTTAACTAAGTCAGAATAAAACAATGGATTTGAATTCATTGATGCAATTACACACGCAACACCTGACACTAAAGGAGCTGAGAAAGATGTACCAGATGTTACATGATAACTTGTAGTACCTGAAATGCCGTCTGCAACCATTACGTTATCACCAGGAGCAAAAATATCTAATCCCAAACCAATACTGGTTGTTAAACCTGAATCACTTGGTGCAATATTATTGAAACCGGCTGGAATGTCGTATTGATCGATTGCACCAACTGTCATTACTGTGTTCATTCCGGCAGGTGAAATTTGATCAACGTCAATATGTCCGTTACCAGCCGCACATACAACAAATGCACCGGCATCTATTAATGATTGCACTTTAGCATCTAGCCATGCACTACGAGGAATACCCCAAGACATGTTAATAACTCTAGTAACTGTAGGATCTGCTACAATGGCATTCATGATAGCATCGATTGCTTGACCAACATCTAACAAGTTTGCATTATATTGTTCTCCGTTAACCATGCCACCAATTTTAACATTCATTAACTTAACATAAGAACATATACCTAAATTCTTACCTACCGCCATACTTGCAACACCAGTGCCGTGACCAATGTCGTCGGCAAAATTACCACTGAATTGGGGTAATGTGTAGAAATTTACTTTGTCAAGGCCGTCATAATTAAGTTCTTGGTGCTCAAAATTAATACCAGAGTCTAAAATGTATAGTTCAGGCTTGCTCAAGTAATTAACGTCATGTGTAGCAAACGAAGTTAGCAATGGACGATATTGACTAGCAACACGAATTCTTGCCCACTGACCAGCACTGCTAGTAGGATCAACAGTAGCAGGTGTTACATTAATACTATTAATAGTACTGACATTATCTAAGAATGTCATTGGGATACTAGTAATGTCAATTGACTTTACAATTTTACCTAATGCAAGACCTTGGGTACTAACAACATGATACCATCCAGCCATATTTTTCATCGGTGTAGAACTTATTGCTAAATCACCAAAGTTTCCATCAGCACTAGATACTAAAAATTCATGCTCGGTGGTAGTGTCTAATTGGACAAAATCTGTAACATTACTTTCAGCACTAAGTGCATGTTGCAATAGGTGCCAAGAAATGTCCAAATGATCGACCATATCCGGTGTAACGTCTACCGCCCATTTTTTTGCAAATGCTGCCTGACTGTCAAGTGTGTTAAATTTAACTCTAATATCCATGGTATGAATGCTCCGTTGTATGTAGTATTTATCTTTTTCAGAAATAATTAAAAAATTGAATCATCCGGTATATAAATATCAAATGCCCTTCAAATTACATGTTATAAGTGATACAAATTATCATCCCAATGAGCCCTATGAACCTTACACAATACCGACTGAAGCCGATATTGTAGTTCTGAATGGTAACATTTCTACAGCATGGTTAAAACGAGGTTTTATGTATGCTTATGCATTAGCAGAAAGTCATCCTGACGTACAATTTGTGTATAATTTGGGTGAAGAAATGTACTATTTTGAAATAAGCAAATATGAAAACGAACTAGAAGACAACATTTTACTACGAATGAAAAATGATGTTAATTGGCCTAAAAATCTACATTGGAAGCACTCTACCGATCCAAACGGAATGCCGATTCAATTGCGTAATGGTTATACAGTTAGTGTGTTTACTACTTATGGATTTCCTAAAATACATAGATACACCGGTGATTGGGAAGACACATATTGGTTTCAAAACTATCCAATGTCTACTTTACAAGTGCATAAAGAAAACATTAACGAATTCAAAGAAAAACCCAATGACACATCCGATGTGTCTCACGGTTTGGTACCTGTTTGGGCTACACAAGATTGGATAAATAAGAAACATTCAGACGAAGCAGCCATGGTTAAAAATTGGGAATTAAGTTTAAAACACTGTCCTATACTAGTTACGCATTTAAATCCCTTTAATGATACTAGATTTGTTAATTGCACTGTATCACCCTACTTATTTCACTTAAATAATGGTACTTGGATAACATCAAACACACGTGTTAAAAATATAAACTATTTAGGTGGTAGGTTGTATTCTAATCCTGGAAGGGGAGAATCAGTTCGTGCCGAATGCATTGAGATAACTTAGTTGAATTGCTTTTAATTGTTTTTCACTAAGATTAAATTTATATACGTGAGGATTTTTATCAAATTTAGCTGCGATGGGGACTCTAAATTTGCGTTCGAATGTCCATCCATCGCCCGTTAAATTCTCAAAATATTTTTTAACTAATTCAAAACCAGTATACTTAGTTTCCTGAGGGATAATTTCAAAACCTGCACGTTGATATGATTTTACTTTTTTTAAATATCGTTCATGATTGGAAAATAAGTAATCTTCCCATGTATCATTCAATTCAGTATTCGCATCAATGGGGTCTGTTAGAAAAGCTATTGACCAAGATAGTTCAGGGTAAAAACTTAAAAAACTACCCTGAAAGGCTATACCTAAAATATCTTGTATTCTTATAAAATCAAACGAAGCCTTTTCAAAATTATAACCATATCCGCCTTTGTCATTATAAGGAGTACATCCACCGCAACAGACACCGGTATATCCCATATTACGTAATAATTCTGCCATGCGATAGTGTGTATTGAAATGCGGACTTATCGATTTGTATTTTTCACTGGTTGAATAATTGTCTCTGGATAAAAAGTTTACTATATCAAATGGTAATTCTATATAAGGATAGTTATTTTTTTCGCAAAACATTTTAGCATGGTCACTATCTTGTTTGTTTAATCCATCTTTGAACACCATTATAACAGTTGTAAATTTTAAGTTAGCCTCATGCCATGCTTGTACCATTGCTTGACTATCTATGCCCCCACTTAAACATAATGCAGGATTATCTCCTAGTGTTTCACTACATTTAATAGCCGCATCTATGCGATATTGTCTTAATGATTCATTATCAAATTTTAAGTTAGTAAAAAACTCAGGATCAAGATTGACTATATGATCTACGTCGGTGCCATTGATTAAGCCTGAACAATCTAACCAGTCATTATAAAATGCTTTAAAGTGCGACAATTTTCTTAACCATTTTATCTAAAATATAATCATTGACATTTACATTTAATACGAGCATTAAACAATTGTCAACAAAACTGAATAGACTATGTAGTCTACTAGTATTAACAAAGTAAGTAGCACCTAAATCAAACCGAATTACTTTCTCTTCCTGAATCCATTTCATATCATTAATACCAAAATTATATATAGGTACTAATATTCTAAATGTAGGTACATTAACTATTGCACCATTATCACGATGCGGTGGAAAGAATCCACCTTTATCTAATCTTAAGAAATGTGTACGACCTAAATTGGGTTCCCAAAAATCTAGAAAATCATTTAATTCAGGAATAAACTGTACTAAGTTAGTTCTGTTTTTAAAATCAATTTCATTATATGATTTACCTGTCATCTTTTGATATTCACGTAAACTAAATAAATCAGGTTCCCCTGAGAAATTGCCATCTAAACTGGTAACACTTAATCCATAACGATTATATCCCGGTTTATGTGGCTGATAATATTTCCAACCTGGATGCTTGTCTAGTATGTCTTTTACTTTATTCAAATCCATTTTAGGAAAATCTAGTTCAACTATTTCTCCCCAATGCGTGATAAAATCGGTTAATGATGCCATACTGATATTTATAGCGAGAAAATTGTTGCAAAAAAACAACAAAAGTAGGTTGACTTTAAATGGTTTTGGGCATATAATACATGTATGAATTCGAAAAGTACACGTAAACGTAGGTCAGATCGTAATCAAGTAATTTACTTGTTGCGTAATATCGTGACCGGTCAAGAGTACATTGGATTAACTGTATTGAGTTACGGAGGTAATGCCCGTCGTACAGCACACCGTAGAGTTCAAAAGCACATTCAACGTGCGTATGCTGAGGATAAGGATTGGGGCTTGAGCCGTTCTATTAGAGAGCATGGCGTTGAATCGTTTACCTATAGTATCGTTGAAGTTGTACGTGGTAAGGCTGAGGCTCATCAGCGTGAAACGTATTTAATCAACACATTGAAGCCTGCACTTAACACATTTTGCAAGAAAGGATAAAATATGCCAAGTGTATTTTTAACAAGTGACACACATTTCGGTCATGCCGGAGTGTGTAAATTCACAGAAAGTGACGGAGTCACTAAGATTAGGCCATGGACTGATCCAGATGAAATGGATGAAGAAATGGTCAAGCGTTGGAACGACCGAGTTAGGCCTAACGATAAAGTTTATCACTTAGGCGATGTTGTTATCAACCGCAAGTCATTAAGCATCTTGCACAGATTAAACGGTGACAAGGTCTTAATCCGCGGTAACCATGATATCTTCCGTGATGAGGAATATCGTGAACACTTCCGTGAATTACGTGCCTATCATGTCATGAACGGTATGATTTTAAGTCATATCCCATTACATGAGGCAAGTTTAGGGCGTTTTGGTGTCAACATCCATGGTCACTTACACAGTGGTCGTGTAAAGAAGGCACGTGGTGTAGATGCTAAAACTGGTTCTATCTTATATAGTGATGAAATTGACACACGTTATCATTGCGTATGCGTGGAACAAACCGACTTTACGCCCATCTTATTTGAGGATGTGATCAAGCGCATCGAGGCAGAAGGTGGAACTGTGGGCTTTAAGAATGGAAACGGTCCTACAATGTGACCGTTTCTATTGTGCTAAAATCAAACCCATAGTATACTGTACATATTAATTGGAGCATAGCATGACCCTACAAGAAGTTATTGAAGCATTTGAATACAAGATTACCGGTGGCGCAGATTATCTATGGCACTGCTATGGTGATCACGCACGTTTTTTAGAATTTGAAACTGAATACGGTAGCGGTAGTATTGTTTTTGACACATTGGATCAAACAGTATATGAGGCAGAAGTGTGGGTAAGAGAGTTAGGTGATTCTAAATCTAGACCCTATCGTTGGTTCAATGTTGAATACTTTGACGCATATTTAAAGGAAGCTGTAGAACGCAATCACAAATATCGTGTTGCCTATGATGATGTTGAGTTTGTAGACCTTGAAGTTAAACAAGATTTTTTTGAAAAGGCTAGGGCTATTATGAACGGCAAAACATTTGACAACCGTGTTCAAATTGAATTAGACCTTGAAGATGATTTATTGTTGGATTTGTTTAAAGAGGCTCACAAACGTGATATCACAGTAAACCAACTTGTAGAAGATATTCTACAAACAATGATTGACAAACATGAATGATTTATTATATGGAATTTTTAGCTGGATTAAAGATGATTACAAAACGCATCCGTTTAGGTTTTTTGTCGAAGTATTGGCTTGGGGTATCAGCGTTGGCTGTAGTATTACGATGGCCGCCACTGCACCCAATCCCCCTCTCATTATTCTTTATCCTGTGTGGATTACTGGTTGTGCTATGTACGGTTGGTGCGCTTATAGCAGGAAATCGTTTGGCATGTTGGCTAACTACGGCCTTTTAGTAACTATTGACAGCATTGGTTTATTTAGGATGCTAACACAATGAGTAAAAAATCTTGGACACTAGATGTAGAGGAAGATCCTAAAACAGGAGATGCAATCATTCAATTTCCTGATGATCTTTTAAAAGAAACAGGATGGGCTGAAGGAGACGATATTGTTTGGACAGACCTCGGTGATGGGAGTTATAGTTTGACTAAAAAAGAAAAAACAGAATGGGTATTGGTTGAAGCACTAAGTCAATTCAAAGTTACATACATGGTTGAAGTGCCTGCAGGTAAAACTGAGTATGCATTAGACACAGTAACAATGGAACAAGCAAAAGAATTCAGTCAAGAGCATTTGCGCCCAACTGATATTATCCTCAATCACCGTACGGTGTCTAAAGAAGAGGCATTGAAATTGTGTGATGAACGCAATGAATATGGTAGTGAGTGGGATGAAGAAACAAAAATCAAAAACTTTTTTACAACATGGAGTGAGCAAAATGAAAGTAAGTGAAAATCCTCAACTAAAACCAAACATGACTGATAGTGATTGGGAACAGTTTGGTCCATGGCTTAAGTCAATGTTAAAGGTAGGCCCAGCAACGGTAACCTTTACTAAGAAGGATGGTACTGAACGTGTTATGGAATGCACACTTGAAGAAAGCAAACTACCAAAAGTAGAACTAAAAGAAGATGCAACACCTCGCAAGGAAAGTACTACCAGTATGCGTGTGTTTGACTTGGAAAAGAATGAGTGGCGTAGTTTTACAATTAAATCTGTCAAAAACGTTTCATTTAAAATTTAAGGATACATATGTCTAAACTTGCTCTTTATGGTCGACCCTACGTAGTGTTCAATCCATCTAACAAAGACCATCGGCAGTGGTTCGCACGTTTTAATGAATCTAGGTCATGGGGTGATTGCCCTGTACGGTTTGTCATTGACAACGATCATGGCGACTTGATCACCATGATGCAACGTGAATTGATTAAATATTACGTCAACAAAGAATTTAAAAAGGTTGACAAAAAATAAATTTGGGTATACAATAAGGGTATTATGAAAACTTTATCATTTAAGATAGAACGCCCCAAACATAGGGCACATAAAATGTTGTTTGACAACAACAGCCCCTTTAAGCCCAAAATTGTTGAAAACAAACTTGCTTACAAACGCAAGCCCAAGCACAAAAAACCAATAGATTTGGCTTGACAATAAATCAATTTGGCTATATAATATATCTTATAAATTGATTGAAAGGTATACTATGCCGTTATTTCTAGTTGGATTTTTTATTCTTTTTGTTACTGCTAGTGGCAGTGACAATGCAGGTCTCACCGTTACACAAATTTTGCTGTTCAGTTTTATTGGTATTATTGTCATGATCCTCGGCATCAGCAAAATGGCTGAAGAATCGGAAAAGAATAAGTAAAAAGGTTGACAATAAATCGGTTTGGCGATATAATACTTGTATTGAATGATTAAAAGGAGTTAACAAATGGCTTATATGAATCAAGACAAAAAGGCTAAGATTGCAATCGCATTGAAACCCATTCTTGCAAAGTACAAGGTTAAAGGTACCCTTAGTGTTCGCAATCATTCTACAATTTCATTGAACATCAAGAGCGGTGCAATTGATTTCATTGAAAACTATATCGAAACCGATAAGAACACAATTTATGGCAACAAGTTGCGTGCCGATCAAATTGAATACATTCGCAAGAATCAATCGATGGATATTAACCCTTACTGGTTCCATGAACATTATTCGGGTGTTGCTAAAGAATTCTTGACTGAAGCTATGAAGGCATTGAAGTCGGCCGACTGGTTCGATGAATCTGATGCACAAGTGGATTATTTTCACACCGCATACTATGTTGACATCAACATTGGTTCTTGGAACAAGCCCTACATTGTTGCATAAAAGGTAAAAAAATGCTTGACAAATTAAAAGTTTGGGTGTATACTCATATTTCAGAATTAGAATTGTTGACATTTGTTATTCTTTTTCTGTTTGGTATCTACGTAATTTATTTGACTGCTTGAGGAAATATCATGTATACTTATTGGATGCTTGTTCGAAATGATGCCGGTGGTACCATGCGAATCACTATTCAGGCTCCCAACCCCCATCAAGCATATCAAATGGCCCGTGCTATGTACGGCTCAAGCATGATTAGCGAATCGGCTAATCTTATTTAAGATTTTGGTAACAGAAGTGGTTGACAATAAATTCCGTTTCTGTTATCATTATATCGTGCAATATCGCACATTTGTTTAACTCTCTTGGAGATTTTATTTTATGACTGCACAGACGTTTAAGGTTGTTGGTATCACTGTTCACAATGGTAATGCGAAGGTTCGTTTTACTGATGACATGGTCCGACGTGTTAAGCAATTCACAAAGGGCGGGGCTACTCGTTGTGAATTTATTGAATTGCCCAGTGAGATGACTAAGATCGAGGCTCTTAAACACATGTTGACATGTGCTGAATTTGCTTCAGCCGAAGATCAAGCAACCATTAACGATGCTATTGAGGATCGTGTCAAAGAAGCAAACAAAGGTACTGTTAAAGTTAAGTCTAAGGCTAAGCCCAGCATGGAAGCTATCAAGGCTCGTGCTAAGAAGGCAACAACTACAGTTGAAGATATTCTTAAAGCTACCGAACCCGCACCATTCTAAATTAATGTTGCAAATAGTAAGGCCCCTTAATTGGGGCTTTCCTGTATCTCAATGAAACACAACCCACCTGTGCTATCATGGATATTTACTATTCTTAATCCCGCATCATTGATCATAGGTTCAAATTCTTTTATTGAAGAATCATCTATGCTTTCCAATAATAATATAACTGCATTGGGATTTAGGTGCGACTTGATACTTTTAAAAAAACTTTTATGCGCTTTCCAATCTAAATCAGTACCTATTCTATTCCAATTATGCCCGGTACTAATATAAGATTTATAGTGAGGAGGATTTGCCACCACTAAATCAAACATTTCTTTGATTGGTAAATTTGCTATATCATTCAACAAATAAACAGAAACATTATCTGTAAATTTATTACTTGGGTGTTCAATGGTTTGTTTTATTGCATATATATCGGGACTAAACAAATCATTTAAACATAAACTATCACATAGCCCGTGCGATAGTAAAGAAAAACCTATGAATCCTGCTCCAGAACACCAGTCAAATGCTTTACCAAATTTTCTGTTCGGGTACAATCTTTTTATAGTGGGTATGAAGTCTTGAGCAAAAGTCATACCTCCGCCGTTTGAGTCATCCGTATAAAAAACAGTTATTGGCTTTTCACCAGTACAGTCAAATTCGTTTAATCTCACAGTAGGTTTTTACTTATTTGCCTGCACCCTTAAAAGGCGTTCTAGGAGTACTGTTACTTACTCCTGCAGGCTTTGACAGTCTAGCAACTTTAGGAGCATTTTTAAGAGCCATTCTTTTTTCTTGTGCAGCTACCTTGAATGTATGTCTTACTGCCTGAGACTCGGGTGTGTTTAAATGAAAAGTTTGCATGATTTTATTCCTATATTATATATTTATGTTTGCAACGTTAGTTAAACAGTACTTTTTTAAAATCTTTAGCGTTATGATCACATGTAATCCATTTGTAAGCATCAATAATTTCTTTAGAAACAATGTTTAGATTTATATACCAATCTTCATAACTATGAAAAATCCCATCTTGATCAAAACCTACATTGTTTACCAACACTGTGTAACCTAATTTTTTTAATAAACTAGCACATTTGTTCTTGTAATTATAAATGTCGGCGCATAAATTTTTGTTCTTTGGTAACACTTGGTTAAGGTAGTTACCCCTCCATAGATTGTGTTCAAGTGTCAGTACTCCGAACGTTATTGAGTTAGTAATTCTTTCTAGTACATCAAAGGTTATTTTAGGTTGATCTAAGTCAATTTGTAAGTAATCAACATAGTTGGGTATTGATGTATAATCAAATGTACTGGCATCAGACTTCACAAAGTTAGTGTTAGGTCTTAGTTCTTTCCAAGAAAAAGGTTCTGTAAATCTTTCAAATGTATCATATAAGTCTATGCTGGTACCCGAGTAATTGAATTCTGATTCTAACAAATAACAGTTACTATCAACAACAGGATGGTTTGCGCCAATTTCTAAGAAAGTGCCGTTATGCTTGCCGTTAAACATTGCTACAACAAATAAATCTTGCATCGATGATGCATTGCTTTTATCAATCAAAGCATCAGCATTTAAATTTGACGGGTATTTAAAATTCATTATCGTAAATCAAACAAAATTATTTCTGAGTCAGTTGCATTGGTTATGTTGATAACTGATTCATCAACAAAACTTAATCCATCACCTTCAATCAAATCTATGTTGTTAACTGATAGTGTACCAGTTACTACATACAAATAGTATTTTCGCAAAGTGTCCAGGTTGTGTGTAAAATCACTTGTAAAGATACCTGCTAGTAGTCGTGCATCTTGTTTGATTGGTAACTTCTCTGTGATGTTGCAAAACTTGTTTAGTTTATCTTCACGTGTAAATTGATGCCAATCATGTCTAGGTTCAGTATCAAACTCATTAGGTCTAATCCATAACTGTAGATAACGATTGGGTGTATCTGCTGTGTTACCCTCTGTGTGACTTATGCCACGTCCACTACTCATACGCTGAACTGCCCCTGCAGGTACTTCTACATCATTACCTAAACTGTCTACATGATGACTAGAACCTTCAACTACATAACCAAAGATTTCCATATTTTTATGTTCATGCCATGGCACTTGCCAAGCATACTGCACACGGTCATCATTAATTGTTTGAAGGTCGCTAAAATTCATATAGCGACTATCATAGTAACTAGGGAAACTAAAAGTTCTATAACTGTTTATAAAATCTGCTCTGGGGTTTCCCCTAGTACTTGCAGGTCTATGTATTATCATTTAACACCAGTTGATTGCACCCATACTTACAGTAGGAGAGTACGGCGTAAGTGTTAATGGTAAAGTAAATGTTCCTTGTAATTGAGTACCTTGATTTGGATTTCCAGTATTCCAATTTGGATTGCTTTGGTCAATTACAACCAAATTAAGTTGTCCGCTACCCCAACTTGCACGAACTAAACAATTATATGGAGTAGTTAAACTACCTCCCAATGGTGTAGCACTTGCAAAAGTTGCACGAAACACATATGAAGTATTGATATCGTATCCACATGCGGCAAAGAAGTTCACGATTTGTGTCCCTATGGAACCAGTGGGGGTATTCAGATAATAGAATGGGCAAATCAAATCCCCACCGCTATTTGTTATATATTCAGTAGTTCCTCCAGCCCCGCCACCGTAAGTAAAATCACTTGAAGTAATAGTAATTGTTGGTAGACTACCAACATTAATTCCACCGCCTACGTTAATCCCACCTTCGATTGTTATTCCTATTGATGACATAATTATTTCCCTGGTGTTGGTTGTGGAGTTCTATTTTGTAGATTCTTAAAAAAATCTTTATCGCCGATTGGTTGTGGTGTTTGTTGTGACATGTTTATTTCCTTAGAATAATGTAATTGGTGTATTAGGTGTTGCTGTAAAAGTAACCGGGAAGTTAAATGTTCCTGCTTGTCCTGCAGTAGCACTAGGATTTAAAACATAAATTACCCAAGCATCAGGTGTACCTGCAAAAGTTGGATAGTATTGTACTTCTACCGGCGTTGTTGTGTACGTACTACCTGCACTCCATGTTGCGGTATATTGTAATGGAGTACCATTATAAGTGCCAAAACCAGTGCTATATCCTGGAACAGGGGTTAATCCTGCTATATAAGTTTCTTGACTTGACGTAGTTGAAAGTGCAATACCTGGACCACCAGGAGTAGGACTTCCCCCCGGTACCGGATTAATAATTACAACCCCTGTACCATTACCACCTGCTCCAGGTGATTGGTCTTGACTTGCAATGATTTGACCATATGTAAATGTTAATGTTCCTGGGGGAGGTGGAGGGGGAGGAGAACCACCGTCACCAAAAACAACTCCACCACCTGAAATTGTTATTCCACCTGAACCGCCTGTAATTTGTATTCCTGATAATGACATTGTATTTCCTTTGATTTATTTATGCGGGGTCATTTACTGTTTTAATAACCCAAAAGTCACTGCTCATGCTAGAATTCTGAATCACTTGATATGGCATATAGAAGTAACCATTGTCACCCCAACTTGTCCCCCAACTATTTCTTGCAATAAAACGATTTGTATTGTTGTTATATCCCACTAGACAAACAGCATGTCCGCCCAACAATGATTCTGTTCTTGTGTTAGGATAAGGCATCATACCTGATCCTGTTTGACCATGAGGTATATTACCCCATGCACCTTCGAAACTTGAATATACATCAAAGCCTACAATAACAGGATAACCACTTGCTAATGCACTTTGTACTGCTGTGAAATTTGCTGCCGCTTGGCTTGATGTAACTTTGCGTTTTACTGCATCAGCGATTGCGGCAGAACTAGGTCTGGTTCTAAACATATTAATGTTGTATGGCCATAATGTTTCTTGCGGTGCACCGTATGTAGATGTTGCTCTGATACCGTCACTAATATATGCACCGTTATCATAATTTACATCATTCTCAAGAACACGTTCATAGTAGTAAATGAATAATCTGCTAACACGTGTTTGCAAGTTATGTGTTTTTCTATCTAACAAATCAATTGCACCTGCAATAGCATTACCAGTACAACTACCTAAGTTTCCTTGATCATCGATTGGACTGCAATATTGACGTAAATCAACAGTTGCGGCAATACTGCTTTCTGACAATTGTGGAACAAATTGTTCAGCAAGAGCATATGAAGGGTCTCTTACCCAATGATATTTAGGTAATGAGTTACTAACAGACTTAACAATTTTTTGTTGTACAGGAATACGTGATACTCCTGGATCGTTTGTTTCGTTAATGCTAGGTTGCTTTGCCATAGTATGTTCCTTATAATTAATTTTTAGCACCAGTATAATCCACCTGATTGAATTGCAGGAGTGCGTAATGTAAATGTTGCAGAGAAATTGAATGTTCCCGGTATTGTTGCGCCACCTGGATCTTGATTAGCAGGATTTGCAGTTTCGTATGCTGTATTAGTTGGATCTACTGTAGTAATATTTAGTTGACCAGTGGTACCGTTATAACCCATTCTTACTAAGCCATTTGGTACAGTACTACCTGCGCCCCATGTTACTTCAAAGATGTATGCATTGAAATTATTTGGATCATATGAATTATTGCTGTTCAGTGAATTCTGAGTATAAACACCAACTGATCTAAAGAAAGCAAAAATATTTTGTGCTACAACATCATTTGCTGAATATATAGTTACATAATTATTTCCTATCGATCCTGAACCTACTGTGATTGAGTTAGCAGGTGAGCCACCGCCAAATACAAAATCACCCGGATTAATAGTAAGTGAAGTTACTAGTGCATCTATTCCTACGCTTGTGTCAGGGAATTGTCTAGTATCACCGGGCCAAACAATACGTACTGCACCGTCACCGCCCTTACCACCACCATAATAATTTTCACCAGTAAATCCACCGCCCCAGCCACCTTGACCTACAATAACTTGTAGTACAGTACCTGCATTGCCCGGTGTACCTGGATCAGTAGTTACGTTATTCTTGTATGCTAATGCACCACCGTTACCACCGTCCCATAGACTTGGTGCGCTACCGCCACCACCACCTGGCCAACCACCTGCACCACCTGCCCATGCACTTGCCATGCCGCCTTGTGTACCTGAGCTGCCTATTCGACTACCGCCGCGACCGCCAACCGCTTGAGCTTGCCACTCTGAATAAGGATTATTGCCACCATATGTGTCGCTGTCTACCCAGCCACCATGAGTGCCTGGATTACCTACACCATAAACACCTACTCCACCACCACCGGAGCCTATGTCACTATATAGTCCGCCGCCTCCGCCACCTGAACCACCGATACTACCGGTACCTTGACCATCTGTATAAGTTGGTAATTCTTGATTAGAACCACCGCCACCATTTGATCCTGCATTAGCTAGTCCAGCAACAAATGTATATCCGCTTGGAGTTGAATATGTATTGCTTGTATTGATACTCCACTTACCGATATCACCGGCATCTCCTTGTGTAGTCATCAAGTAAATTGATCCATCTTCTGTGTTCACAGAAATTGTTATACCATTAGTACCTGTTGCTGGATTAGCCACTGGATCTCCCATCCAATCACCGCCGTTAACTCTAACCCATGTTAATTGACCTAATGCATTGGAGTTATCAATAGCAATATCAACTACATCACCTGTAGTAAATGTTGGATAACCTGAATAAGCTGGCGCGCCGTTTGAATAAAAACCACCATCATTATAGAATCCACCACTATCTGTAGTACCGCCCACATAACTTTGTAATTCAGCACCACTACCACCAAATCCAATGCATTGACTGCCTGAACTAGCAGATGTATCTACAGTTAAACTGAACATTACTTTTTGACCAAATGTAATATCGTATGTACCAGTAGCGATACCAGGATAACTACTGTTGTTTGCTGTTGCTTCAACTGACAAGTTATAGTTAGATAGACCTAATATAATATTTGGTTCACCAGTACCATAGTTACCACCGCCATCATATACATAAGTTTGTGTAGGATCGAATGCTACAACAGCATCATTCGTACCATAACCACCAGCCCCAGCGCCACCGATTGGCCAAGAACCTAGTGAATCAACTACACCACCCTTACCTCCGCTGTCACCCCATAATGGTTTAGCACGTGGTCCAGGAGTACCATTGTTGTTAGTATAATATTGGCTATTATTTATTTCAAGTGCACCTTGTGCACCAACAATAGTTTGACCCAAGAAATTATAAACGTTACCACTGACCGAATCTACACTAGGAGAAATAGTCAATACAACGTTTGCTGTATCAGTACTATCTACTGCTAAGACAATACCGTATACATTGCCTTCAATTAATGCTCTGTTGGGATAATAATTGTTTAAGTCAATACTAGTAAACAACCAACCTGGGGCAACATTACCCAATAACGCATTATTATTACCAGTAGTACAATCAAATGTAATGAATGGCGCGCCACTATAGCCAGCATTTGTGTTCATGTTTACATTGAAATGAGACCACTGAGAATAAACATAACTGTCACCACCTGGAGGGCTGTAACCAGCATAAGTACCACCGCCACCTGCACCAACTGCCACCATACTAACATTACTTACACCTTGTGGCACTTGGAATGTATATTGACCTGGTACTGAGAACAATTGACTATATGATTGTGCAGGCATATCGTTGTCTTGTTTAGCTATTTGAATACCATATTGATATCCATAATCAGTAGTATAACTAGCAATCTCGCTAGGACTTAATGCATAGTTCCATGCTGTCATAACACCAAGGTCACCGTTCAAATAATTTTGACCTTCTAGTGTACCCCAATATAATGGTTCATTGCCACTGATAGGCATAACACTTGTTGAAACACCACTACCACCGATTGCTTGTCCGTTAACATACAGTCTCATTGTTTGAGATACAGAATCATATGTAAGTGCTACAGCATACCATGTATTGAGTTGATATTGTGTGTCAAAATCAGCAACTGCTGGATAGGTGTTGGTATTGTTTGCACATAACACTGGATAAGGATTTCCAAGGAGTCCCGGTGGAACAAATTGAAAATACATATTATCTCCACCTACTATACCGCCACCGTTAAATGTACCACCGGAACCAGTAAAACCCTTCAATCTTACAACAGCAAAAATTGAGTAACTGCTACCTGATGGAATGTTATAACCATTGACATAGTTGCTATCAACATATTGATCAGCGGCATTGCCATCAAAACTTAGATAACTCATTGGGCCGTGAGTAATAAAAGCATTACCGCTGCCACTATTGCCACCGTAACCGTTAAAATATTGTCCAATATTACCAACAGCGCCATTTGCATAATCTGCTGAAATATCGAACATAAAATTAGTGCCTACTGTACTGCCAACTGGACCAAGAAATCCATTACGACTTAAATCAAGTCCTTGGCCGTTATAACTTGCGCTATTGCCCATTGCATACTCAAAAATAATGTTTCCGGTTGGGCCTGCATTACCTGCACCCATTGTTGCTCCTGAGCCAATTACTACACCTGGTCCTATAATCATGATTAATATCCTTTTATATAGTATTTATGCTTACCCACCACTATCATGATAAGCCATATCTTGTTCTAACTGAATTATGTGCTTGTAGCATCTGTTGTCCTGTCAATACAGAACCATAGATACAAGCAATTGAAATTGGGCCACTCCAATAGTTATCAGCGGCCCCCACATTTTCTGTAGTATTTGATAGGTATTGATAGAATGTACCTGTTGATGTGCCAACGGGTTGTCCGTTGAAGTAATAAATCATTGCGCCACCAGTAGTCATTGTGACTCCGCAAGTAAACCAATTACCAAATGTATAAGTTAAATTGTTACTTATACCACCGCTACCGCCGGCGGGGCCATTTGCAAAGTGTAATTGATATGAACTACCATTGTAATAGAAATATAAGTTAAAATTTCTATTACCGTTGTTACTTCCAAACAAACAGCGATATGTATAATTAGCCATAGCACCAGTTAACTTACCGGCCATGAACATACTTTTACCAGTGTATGTTATATTGTATTTTGAACTAGCAGTAGTAAAATATCCTGGATCAGTAAAATTAAAATAACCACCATTGCCACTGTTGTATACAGTATTTGATGTGCCTGTAGTATTATTATTGTTACCGCTTATGTCATACCATGTTGTGCCACTGCCGGGATAACTACTTGAATTACCCGCATCAAGATATAGTAACATGCTATTTGATGTTGGGATACCTGCATCAATTACAGTTCCGCCGTTTAATGTGATACCCTGTACAATCATGATTATCCTAAGTACGCTACTGACCAGTTGTCATTACCATCAAAAATAAGTGAACCAACAGTTACTTTAAGTGTAAGCGTGTCTCCAGCCGCAAGTTTTGATACTGTACTTACACCAAAGTGATTAATAGTAGGGTTATTAGCCGATTCCCACATAACTTGATTTACATTACCTGAACCATAGTTTTTGATAACGATTGCCTGTGCACTAAGTGAAGTATTATTTGCCACACGACAAACAAGATTTAATTGATATAATCCTGCAACAGGCGCAGTGAAAACCCCTGTACTTGAATTTAAGTATCCACCTTGATTGTAATCAACAGTCCAATTGTTAGCATTTAATATACCATTAGTATTGGTTGTAGTGCTCCAAATTGTTCCACTACTGCCGTATACTCTAAACGCCGGACGATTAGGAGTAATGACACCTGCAGAACCGCTAGCGGTTATATTACCGCTGACATTCAACGTATTACCAAAAACAGCAGGTGTCGTGCTTGTAACTATAAGTTGACCTGTACCATCAGGATTAATTGTGATGTTACCGTTTGAACCAGCAACACTACCTAATGTAGTATTAGCAGAGAATATTAAGTCACCGTTTGTAGGTAATGTGAAGTTACCGGTATTGTCAAACACATAGTTATAACTACCTGCAACTAATGTTACATTAGGAGTCGTACCTGTTACATTGCCAATCAAACTTACATTGACACCTGTTAACTGACTACCGTTACCTATAAAGTAGTTAGCACTGATATTAGCACTTACATTGGCATTGCCTACAATATTAACATTACCTGTACCATCTGGATCAATATTAATGTTAGCGTTACTACCGTTTGTAGAACTAATATTTTTACCAGCAGCCATTACAATATTACCGCCTGGTGATATGTTAGCATATGTTCCGATACCGGCCGCTGTAATAGCCAATGCCTGTACAGGAACACCGCTGACATTATTATAGATTACAGTTGACGCACTACTATAAATTCTTGTGGTTGAAGTTGGTCCTGCGTTAGATGCTATTGTTAATGTTCCACCAGAAGTTGGATTGGTGATATTAGCGTAAACACCGTTTGCAACAATGTTGCCATTAATAACTACTGCACCGGTACCATCTGGGTCAATATTTATGTTAGCGTTACTGCCTGAAACTGATGTAATAACTGATGAACTTGCTAATATTAAATTACCACCGATGTTAGCATTACCGGTTGTAACATTACCTGTTGTAGTAATAGTATTGCTACCATAACTTGCTAATAGTGTTACAACATTACTATCACCATAACTACCACCACCGCCACTGATTGGTACTTGTTGTCCATTAGCATAGTTGATAGCAAACGTGTTACCCGGTAATGTTAGATTACCTGTGTCATCAAAAATCCAAGATTGTAATGGAGATGTACCGGTGTTTGTGTGGATGGCTACATTACTAACACCTTGAATGGTTGTATGAGAGTTTGCAAACATCTCAATACCATTGTGATTTAGATCCTCAGCATATACGCCTACAAAATCTCCATCTGTATACAAACCACCGCCATTACCGGTTCCCTTCAACAATCCAAAACCATATGTAGCATCAACTCCGAATTCCCATTGACCGCTATTTCCATTACCATTGTTACTGTTGATAATGATGTTACCTGTATTTGCTAATTTCACATACAAGTCATCATTACCAAAATATAACTCAGTGTTATATAAGTTGCCTGATGTTAAGTGTAGATGATTGTTGTCACTTAATATTGTAGGATAGACTAATAATTTTTGATCTGCATTCGATCCAGTCGCCGGGGTTAATGTGATTGCAGTTGTGTTGGCGCCACTAACTACTATAGTAGTTTCATTGATAACACTATTGTTTGGAAGTGTTAAGTTGCCACCTATGTTTAGATCACCACCGATACCTACACCACCTGCTACTGTTAATGCACCAGTTGTTGTATTACTTGAAACTGTATTAGGTTTAATTTGGAATGTTTGCAATGTGTTTTCAAAACGCATTACTTCATTACCGGTGTCATATCCGTTACCAAATACAATGTCATTGTTTGAGCCTGTACCTGCAGTTGCGATAATTAAATTACCACCTGAAGTTGGTACGCCAGAAACAATGAAATATCCATCACCGGGTTGTGTCAATCCTGTGTTAGGTACATTGTATGCAGATCCTGTAATACCCATATCGACATAACCTGCATCAGCGTTGCCGTTGTCAGCGTATACAGTAAAGTCTCCTGATGAGTTTGAATTTTGATTAATTAATGCGGCTTCGACATAATTTGCACTATTACCAGTCATAAGTAATACTGCATTTTGACCTAGCAGTAACGCATCTGTATTGCCAATTTGAATTTCACTAGCACCAAGGATGTAACCACCGTTCATTAATATGTTTGCACTTACTCCTGATAATTGCAACCCATTATTTGCATATATAAAATCAGTATTCACATTTGCAGTATTAACTACGTTTGCAGAAATAACATTAGCATTGGTAATATTGCCAGGAACTGCTAAACTACCTGTATTACTAAATACCCAGTTATATTCAGTACCTGCCTTGTTTGAATGAATAACAACATTGGTACTTCCCATTAAATCAGTATTGCCATCTGTTATAGCAAGTCTGTCTTGTCCTGCTTGTTTAACATAGAAGTTGCTATTAGCACTTAATGTCATGTTAAGACCGCCGTCTACCTTTAAACTACCGTTATTGTCTGTGCCGTTGTCGCTGAATATGATACTACCATTGTCACTAGCTGGCACAGTTAATGTGTTTGATGTTACAACGCTACCATCACCAAATATAGTGATACCATCAATTGCACTAGCACCAATTGATACTGCGGCGGCACTACCATTACCTAAAGAATAGCCATTATAAATTTGAAGTGCTTCAGTGGTTGGTCCATTGATGCTACCGGGAACATTGATATATGCTGGGCTACTACCACCATATGTTGGATTAATAACAATATCACTACCGTCATTGACACCTATTGTGCTTGTGTTACTACTTGGTGTAGGGAATATAAAGTTAGCAATATAACCACCTAATTGTGCTTGCGCACCATTGGCATAATTAATAGTAAATGTATTTCCGGGCAATGTTAAATTACCGGTGTTATCAAATGTCCAAGTACTTCCTGTACTACCAATAACTGTGTTGCCTGTATTGATTGTTGTAGTGGCATTTTCGACCAAAACACCACCATCAGTAAATGAACCCATGAATGCATTAGCACCATAGACTTCTAATATGTATGCACCAGGATTGGCTACAAAGTTTGCACCGGTGATTGTAATATTACCACCATCAAAAGTAAATGCATCACTGCCTGCAAATGCACCATTACTGTTGTATTGAATCTCTGTTGTGTTGCCACCAGGTGAACCATTGCCGCCTGACACAGTTTCCCAAAGTAGTTGAGTGCCGTCAGTATATAAGTATTTGCTACTGTTACCAGTTACTGATGGGAAGTCAGGACCACCGTATGCACCATGTTGAACACCTCCGCCAGGGAATGTAATGTCACCACCTACACCAAATGTCCATACTGAATCAGAGTCGCTAATACTAACAACAAAATTACCACCAACGCCATCAATGTATGCTAGTGACGGGCCCTCTTGAATAGTGTTTGAAGTGCCACCTAATGATACTTGATCACCATTGGCATAGTTAACTGCAAATGTGTTACCTGGTAATGTTAAATTGCCTGTAGTACTATTGAAATTCCATACATTACTAGAACCAATTGTTGTGTTATCAGTATTAATAGTTGTGTTAGCAGTTTGTACTAAAACACCACCGTCTGTTAGTGAACCCATGTATGCACTGTCACCGTATACTTATAATATATATGCACCTGGATTGGCTATAAAATTAGCACCTGTGATAGCAACATTATTACCGTCAAACGTAAATGCATCACTACCTGCAAATGTGCCACTAGTGTTAAATTGTATCTGAGTATTGGCACCACCTGGATAGTTAGTAACATTACCACTAGGTGGAATAGCCCAATCTAATACGCCATTGCCGTTTGTCTGTAAGAACTGTCCGTTGTTGCCACCTTGAATTTTTACTAAACTAACATCAGGTAATACTGTATTACCTGCAACAGTTAATGATTGTAATGTACCTACACTAGTAATGTTTGGTTGTGCAGCGTTTGCAACAGATAGTGCAAGATTTGATTGCAATGCAGGGGGAAATGTAGCAGTACCTGCATTGTTTAATATATAATTGGCAGCATTTTGTAATGTGCTTTTCTGAGTAATAGGATTGCTCAAGTTAGCCATGTTAACCACAGGGATTAGTGTATTGGCAGCAATATTAGCTCCTATACTCGTTAACTGTGTGATTTTAATACTGTCTATGTTTCCAATATTTGCCATGGTCTATAATTCCTATTATTCTTATTATGCGAATGTTGTGCCGTTGTTGCCAATACAGAACCACTTACTATTAATATATTGAAGAGTGCATCCTTGTCCTGTAGCAGTAAATGTGATTGTTCCGGTACCGCTTGATTTCCATCCTGCGTTAGTAACTGTGATTACCATGTCATATCCCAACGCATGACTTGCACACATAAATGTTTTGATTTGTCCTGTTGTACCTGCGGCTAATGTTGCTGTATAAGGACCACCTGATGTTGAGAAATAACTTGCTGTTACATTTAAGTTTGCGGCAGCACCGTTACCTAAATTATCACTACCACTTAGTAATAGTTGTCCTGTCACAGGAACATTTGCTGGCAAATCAACTGTGATAGTACCTGATGTAGTTACTGGACTTCCTGTAACCACTAATGCGTTACTTGCTACGCTTACACCTGTTACTGTTCCACCTAATGTAGTTGCACTAATAGTAACGTTACCGTTGCCACCTGACAATGCAATACCAGGACCTTGATTTAATCTTGTAACACCTGTGTTAGTAACAGTAATGTTACCATTGCTTGTGATTGGTCCACCGTTGATTTGTATGCCCGGTCCAGGAGTCAATCCAATGCTCGTAACAGTACCTGATACTGTGTTGTTTGAAGCACTAGTGATTCTTCCATATGCATCTACTGTAACTGTTGGATTTGTATATGTACCAGCACTAACATTGCTTGTCGCTAAATCTACATATATATTGCCTTCTGATACGATAGGACTTCCTGACACAGTTAGTCGTGTGTTTGACACTGGAATTACAGCTATGCTTGTTACGGTTCCGCCGCCGCCATTACCACCACCGCTACTAGAAATAGTAACGACCCCGGTGTTTCCTGACAATGTAACCCCTGTACCAGCAACTAATTCTGTGACACCGGTGTTAGTAATAGTAATTGATCCGTTGCTAACATTAGCACTGGTATTGATGCCGGTGTTACCTATGAATGATACGTATGGACTAGCACAAGAAAATAACTGACTGAAGTTGTCTTGTGTTTTTGTAAATGCCGTGAATAATGAATCGCTTCCGATAGATTCGTTTGGAAGCCCAATATTAATGTTCTGTTGATTTGGTATGCTCATTTTTAGCCCTTATACTGTATTTATCAGTCAGAAACTAAATTGCATTCCCACATTTATGTTGTTGTTAACAATAACTACGCTTTCTAGCACAGTTATTGCTATTAAAATTGGCTTACGATACTCTGGACAACGGTCTGCCGCAAAGAATAATAATGGAGTAACTGTTGCAAAATAATTATTAACTTTGGCAGTTGACGGACTTTTTCCTAATAAAAAGTTATTTTCATGAATACCATTATGGTGTTGCGCAGTTGGACCCCAATTATGTTTTGCAGCCCATGTTGTTTGGCTATAATCAATTACTAGAGCAGAACCTGCAGCCGCGCCCCATAATATTTCTTCATCAGTCCAAGAACGTGACTGAGCATAGGCACTATTAAATGCCAATACAAGTATTATCCAGCTGAGAAACTTGAGCCACATCCGCATGTGCTTGTCGCCTGAGGATTAACAATTGCGAAACGTGAACCTTCTAGGTCATCTTTAAAGTCTACGGTTGCACCTCTTAGATATTCAATAGACATTGCATCTATTAAAATAGTTGACGGGCCTGCAGGAACTACAAAATCATCATCGTTTTGATCGTCTTCAATTGCAAATCCATAACTAAAGCCAGCGCATCCGCCACCTTGAATGAACATTCGTAGTTTGGCTGTAGGGCCTTCCTCTGACAAAACTTGTTTAATTTTTTCTTGTGCTGATTCGGTTACTGTAATCATAAACTTTTACCCCATCGTGTGTTAATAACGTTCCAATTAATAATCTTCCAAAGTTCTTTTAGATACTTTTTCTTATCACTGCCGTAGTCTAATATCCAGGCATGTTCCCACCAGTCTACAAGCAATAGTATGTCATCACGTACTTCATGGTTTTTGATAGTTTTTAGTTTACCATCATATGCTAGATAGACCCAACCTGAGCCTTGAATTGTCATTGCTAGAGTTTCAAACTCATTTTTGAATTGGTCGTAACTCTTGAAATGTTTGTTGATAAAACCTAACATAGGGCCGTTTGGTTTATTATTAGTACGAACTTCACGGAACTGTGGGAACCACATGTTATGTAAAAATGCTCCTGCATAGTTGAATGTAGGATCACCCTCTTTGTCGTTAAATCGTTTTGCGTAGCCCTTAGCAAGTTTGTCATAGTGCAATTCAAGGGTATCCTTGCCCATTATGGGTTCAACTTCATTGGGTGTGAAATTGAGTGGGATGATTTCTATGTCTTGAGGCTTAGCTTTTTCCTCAAGTAATGTAATAATATCACGCATATTGTATTTATACAATAATAGAACTCAAAATATCATCTGCTAATGCACGATGAGATATATTACCAAAATGTGATAAGTCTCTGGCTAAATCTTTTTGAAATAAGTAGATACTAGACGAATCATATGGCATGTTGGATGATGCCCCCACTGTTGTTACAGGGCAGTTAGCTATTTCTAATATAAGACGTTTGTATAATTCTTTTCTAGCAAAATTAAATCCAGATTCCTCAGCACCGACGATAAATCTAAAAGTTTCACTATTAGGTTTGGCCCAAGTTCCTTCTTCTACTAGATTGGTATATCTAGGATTGTTATTTTGAGATATAAATCTACTATGATCAGGCCATTGAATAAACAAGTGTTTAGGTTTCTTTTGCACAGTTAAAAACCATTGTATTAAATTATGCTCAACTACATCTATGCCAGTGCCACCTAATCCAAGATTATAATAATCGCACCCTAACTTTTGTGCCACTTGATAGGGGTAAGTTTTTTCTAATTCTAAACCTACACCTTCGGTATGACTACATCCGGTAAATAATATGTAATTGTCTAAATCTATATCACTTATGTTTTTACTTCGATGTCCATATTCATTATAAGAATATATAAGTTCACGATCCCTGTAATACCAGTCGGTTGGTTGAGTCTCTGCATTTTTTAAATACAGTTCTTGACTATCAGTACCCCACAAAAAATTCATAATTTTATTGGGCCAAGGATTACCTATAAAATTTTTATTAAATTGCATTATGGTCTTGCTTGTGTTGAACGTTTTTTTATTTCGTTTGAAATAGATGTTGCTATGCCAACTTGATCATTAAATTCACATTTAATATCAATAACTTTTTCAGAGGTAAAAATTGGTAGTTTTTCTTTAAACCTAATTTGATAAATCGGTGTGTATATCAAGTGATAAAAGATATTGTTTGCTAGTTCGTTTCTTCCGTTAAAAAATCCACATATATTTCCGTTATGAGATAGTTCTTGGATTGCATCATCATTGTAGTCTGCTGATTTAAAATAGGTGTTATCAGTATCACTAACTATTATTGAATTTAAAAATTCACATCCTGCAATAATTGCTTTGGGTCGTTGTTTAAACTTAAAATACCAAGATACTAAGTTATATCGTATACTGTCCATGCCACCATTGAATACGCTGAGATTGTAATAGTCAGATTTTAGTTCATTTGCTATCAGATATGGATATGTTTTTTCAATGGGTAAGTCTAGTGCAAGATTAGCGTTATCACCTACAAACAATATATAATTTTGTAGGTTTAATTCTGACAACTCTTTGCATCTATGTCCATTAGAATTATATAGACCCGTGTCAGGATCGTTGCCCATTAAGCCATCAACAAATTGCATTATCAATACCCGTGAAGTTTTCTTCTTTGATAAAATAGGTCATTGAATACAAAATTAAAACTCACAGAAAGTCTAGAATAATTTTCATCCCATACCGGAATAGTATAATGTGGCATGTCAGAAGGGAATATGTAAACATCCTTTGTTTTAGGAAAAACAGTATGCATACTAGAACCAAAATTGTTTACTGTCGCACCGTGTTGAAACACAATGCTGCCAGGCTTAAGAACATCAGACCCAAGAGCCTCATCATATATTGATTTTTTGTGAGGGATATCTACTTTGGGGTATATAACACAAACTAAATCATTAATGGGATGAGTATGTATGAGGTGAAATTCACTTGATTCTTGTATGTTGCACCAAGCGGAGACACAAGTTAATTCTTGAGAATTTATTCGTATATCCGGCGAATACAATGATGTAGCATTATTAGCATATTCTGCGACTAATTTTGCAATAGTGTTTACAAATTTAGGGGGTAGTGAATCTCTAATTGTGAATACCCAATCAATGTACCCTGATACTAGATTGGTGGTCCTTTTCGTCGGGTCATCTTTATTTTTTTCAATTATCTCTAGTAGAGTATTGTTGTCTTCGTCACTAATTTGAGTATGTCCTATTTCAGGACCAAATGGTTTAATTAATTCCATTATTTTCTTCTTACGATTCTGCCCTTACTCATGTCGTAAGGACTCATTTCCATTTCTACTTTGTCGCCTAACAATATGCGAATTTCGTGCTGACGCATTTTGCCAGAAACATGTCCTATCACAGTATGCCCTGTATCTAGTTTCACAGTAAAGACGGCGTTCCTTTGAACGTCAACTACCTGCCCTTCTATTTTAATACCTGTTTCTTTAGCCATATAACTTATTGCTCAATCATTTCTTTAGTATATCCCACATCTTTTCCTTTTCAATGATGTCTTTTTCTAGTGCCTTGTATTTTTCTGCAAGTTCACGCAATTCATCCCACTTTTCTTCAAGTTCAGGATTCTGTTTAAAGATTGCTAATTTTTGTTCAATCTTTTCTAATGTCTGCATTAAACTTTTACCCTTGACAGTTACATCACCATCAAAGTCAGCATTGCCAGCTACCTTTAGTGAATGTCCGTTTAAGTATGTGTTTGGGTTTAATGTTACATTAGCATAGTTCCAACCATAGTTACCAGTACCATTTGTCGTAAGAACTTGTCCTGATTGACCTACGTTAGACAAATTACCATAATAATAGGGTGATGCCCCGGTTACAGTTGTACTAGCAGTTAACCCACCGGTAACATTGGACACATTTCCTAATGTAGTAGACAAACTTGCAATTGATTGTGTAGTAAGGGGAGGAATACTTGCAGGAGTAAGACTTGTTAAGTTACCATAACCCCAGTGATCTGTCACACTAACAGTAGCACCCATAGCGCCTGTTGATCCATATAGGTCATCCGCTGATAAGGCCGAGGTAATTGTAATTGTATCGTTGTCGTTCATTTTGTTATCCCTTTTTTAAGAAAATTTGGCCGTCTTTGTCAAAACCGATCTCTAAGTTATCGCCTTCTTTCCAGCCTAATTGTTCTAATAGGACCATGGGAAGAGGGATAATCATATCCCCCGATTCATTATCTTCTTGGGTAATAACTTCGTAGCGTGTTTGATCTTGACCTGGTTTAGTTGCCATGCTTATATTTTATAGAGTGTGGTGACTAAGGTCAATGATAACGGGTAAACTGATCACCAAGCGCGGCATGACCAATAACGTGCCTTCCAACGTGGCCCGGGATTTTCACAGTGATGACGGGCACGAAATGATTTACGATGGCCCGGACTGTTCTTTTTGATACGCATGTTCTTGTCGCCAAAGTTAACTTTGACTACTTTGCCATTTGGCTTGCGCACATATACTTTGCTCTTTTTGACATCGCCTTGCATAGGCTTGCCTAATGGAACTTTGCGTCCCTGATATTCTGCTTCTGTGAGCATGTCATGCAATGACAAGTATTCTAGCATATCATCGTCAGATTCTAAGATGATACCGTCATCAGTAAATCCTACAACACCTGTTTCAATAACAAAATGTTCGCCCAGTTCAATATCAAAACTGTCGTGTAGTTGAATAGCCAATGTGGCTTCGTCACTAAGACGATCCAAACTTTCCATTAATTGTTGTATATTACTCATACTATTATTTATCTTTTAGGTAAATCTTTTCTAATTCACGGATAGTATGTTCGGTATTACCATCTTCATGCTTGATAGCAATACCACCATGATCACGCCAGGCATTAAGATATTTGCCGTAATCGTCTACTAACACATTGGGGTTTCCGTCTTTGTCAGTAGCATATTTGTATTTGGCTGATGTAAAAATTGCATTTCCACTAGTGCCCGGATTGTATTTGTCCAACCATTCACGTTTGCCCTTGATGCTTGCTGCACCTTCCATTCTTAATGGTGCGCTTAACACAGTAAAAGGAATATGATGTTGATGCAACCAGCTAATGATTTTTAGTCCACCTTGTAGTGGTTCTAAGTTTTTAAAGAAGTCATATACTTTTTCGGGCCCTGCTTTGGCAAGTCTACCAATGGCTGCTTCGTGGTCATTGATATGTGAGTAATGAGGCACACCCTCAATCTCAGCCCAACGCCCAAAAAAATCGGCTTGCACACCATCCATGTCTAGGTACAAGTGTGGCTTTTTGTTGGTAGTTTCTTCCATTAATACTTCAGTTATCTTCATAGTTTATATTTATCATTATAGCAGATGTTAATGACGGTGTCAAGCATAAATACAAAATAACAACAATATTAGGAGAACATCATGGCGTTATTAGACTCAGTACTAAACTTAATTACAAAACAACCTAAAGACCCTAGCGCACCTAAACCTGCACCGGGCAGTCGTAGTGAACGTGAAGCAAAGATTAAAGACAAAGCTGGTATGGTAATTAACGTATTTGCATTGTTGCTTGCACTAAATTCATGGTATGCTGGTAAATTAAGCGGTACTGTATTGACTAATACTATTCAAGCCAGCGACACTTATAGTTTCTATCAAGCAAAATCAATCAAGCAAACACTAGCAGAACAAAGTTTGGATGATGCAGTTCTACGTAAAGATACAGCAAAGATTGAAAAGTTGCAAGCAAAGATTCAACGTTATGAAAGCGATCCTGCAACTGGTGAAGGTAAAAAAGAATTATTGGCTAAGGCTCATAAATTAGAAGATGCACGTAATGATGCCAAAACTCGTAGCCCATGGATTAGTTATGCAAGCACAGCATTCCAATTAAGCATTGTAATATTGTCTGCTAGTATCTTGGCAGTTAGCATGAGTATGTTCTGGGGTAGTTTTGTAGTTGCGGCTATTGGCGTATTACTAGCAAGCCAAGGATTGTTCCTCTGGTTTTAATGCACAATCTTTTTAGGCTTATTAGGCCAGTAATCTTTGTACATTACTGGACTACGATCAGGGATGAGTTTGTTAAAGTTTTGCAACTCGTCCCCGTACATTAACAAGATATATGCTTCAACCTTAGTAACATCTTTTTCTTCTACTTGAATAATAAGATGTTGGTAAAAAGATATCTTAGTCTTTATGTACTTTTTAACATTCTTGTCATTCAATATATCCTTGAAGTCGTCTGACTCTCTTTTAAACATGAATGTTTTCATTTATTTCTTCCAAATCAAAAAATTAACATAATCTTTTTCCGAATCAAACATAAAAGAATATCTACCCGGGGTTGTTCCTGCAGCATTGATTACTTGAAAATGCCAATCTAATTCACAATTGGTTTCGCACCAGTCAATGATTTCACGCAAGTGCCCCCAAGGAATTTCAATTGAAGTATTATAACTTGTCGTACTCAATTACTTCGACCTCACCTAAACGCAAAAAGTTTAGACCTCTGTCGTCCCTGTATTTTTCTTTGTAATAGACTTTGGATATGCCTGCTTGATAAATCAGTTTGGCACAGTCTCTACAAGGTGCATGAGTGCAAAATAGTGTGGCTCCTTCGCTACTTTCAGTAGACCTGGACACTTTAGCGATTGCGTTACTTTCGGCGTGCAATACTTCTGGTTTAGTCTTTAACCTATAGTATTGTTTCTTTATCTCATCATACTTCCAGTCTGTGGAATTATAAGTATCACGTTCATCAAAAGTAGTTTGAGTATCTTCGCAATTGTTTTCCCAACCAGTAGGCATACCATTGTAGCCCGTTGCCAAGATTTTATCACCCTTAACAATAACAGCACCTACTTGAAGTCGCTTTGCATAACTAAGATTACTAGTTAAAGTTGCGACCTTCATGAAGTAGTCAATAAACTTTTGTTTCATCGTTCTAGCAAATCAATTTTGTTTGGCTTGTTTTTCCACTCAGCCGCATCGGGCAATGGAGGCTTTTGCTTAGTGATATTGGGCCACTTACTTGCTAATTCACCATTCAAGTCAATCCAAAACTGTAGATTAGGTACAGTCTTGTCATTATCTACTACAATAGCATCAATGGGGCATTCGGGAATACACACCCCACAGTCAATACATTCGTCTGGATTGATTGCTAAAAAGTTGGGGCCCTCGTAGAAACAATCTACAGGGCAAACCTTAACACAATCAGTGTGCTTACATTTAATGCAATTTTCTGTTACTACGTGTGTCATTTATATAAAATTTCTTTATGTGTTTATCTGCGGATTCTCTGCTTTGCAATGTACTTAGTACATAATTATGTATATTAAATCTTTTACAAAACGCTTCACCAAACGTTTCTTCGTTGTCTTTAAGCATATCAAAGATGTATTCTTTGCAAAATTGGTCGTACTCTTCTGTAGAAACAGATTGATCAATAGTATGTTTACCCAATGACTGTAATTCTAATTGTTTAGCAATGGTATTAAACATATCAATCCCAAAGACTGCGGTAATATTTTGCAAACAAATCAATGCCTTCTTGGATGCGTTCTTCATGTAATTTATGACCCACACTATCATACCAATGTTCATCGGGATTCTTATCTACCATTCTATACGTAGCTTCATCAACTCCTGTTACGGGATTAGGAAATGTTTTATCAGTTTTTTCCCAATCAAGTTCAACCTTGCCATGATGATAAAGTTGATCATAGTCTTCCAATGCAAGTTGTTGAAAGCTCCAGATCATTTTATCTAACACTTCATCCCAACGCTTACATCCTTCTTCAAATGCTTCTGCATATGATTCTTTATAAAAGTCAAGAGGTTGTTGGTCAGTCCAATCTTCTCCACCTACGTCAGCAAACTCGCCGGGGATTCCATGTTTAGTTTCTTTTAATTGAATAAGTGCAGGAAGAATAATGTATGCTAAACTGTGGTCAAGACTCCATGTGTCATGACTTTCAATCTCAATATCAATTTTTCTTGCCCCTTGTGTTTTAGGGAATTTGCCTAAATTAACCTTCATTGATTACTACCGATTGACTAATCTTACCTTTAACAAACCACATCTTATCGTTATTGTTAACCACATGAGCAAGGTCGATCTTGCGGTTGTTATATAATGCTTCTGCTAATGATTCTAGATTACGTGCTTGGCAATAAAAATCGTTTGTGTCTTTGTCGTATAGATATAGTTGATCACCGTGCTTTTCAATTACGCAACGGGGAGGCAACGATTCTAATTCTTCTTCAGTGGTTTCTTGTTCTAAATCGATGCCCAATTTAGCAGCCTCTTGTTTAAGAGTGTTACGCAATTGGTAGATAAAGACTTTTTGACCTATATAAAAGCCAAAACAAAACATAATGAATAAATCTAGATACAATTCCATATAATTATTTAACCCTGATATTGCTAAAACGTTTCAACTTTTCTAACTTATTTTCAGCACCTGTTTGCATGCCTTCCATAGTTACTCCGACTTCTTGTTCGGTTAACAACTTTAACATTGCTAACACATCACCAAGTTCTTTTTCTAAACGTTGCATATTAGTTTCATTACTGCCTTCCATCATTTGGTCAGGACCAAATCTAAAGACTTTACTGATTTCTACGATAACCTCAGCACATTCTTCTTGTAGAATGACTAGTGTTTCAATAGTTTCAGGACTAATATTATTGACTATCTGATGTACCATTTTATTGTTTTGGCATGTTGTTGATCATTTTACTTTCCTATTTGCCATCTTAGGAGCTACATTCTTTTCGTGATATGGTTTCCAGTGTTCAAGATAATGATTATGCTTGACCCAACGACTTTTACCAGTTTTAGTTTCAGTTAAGAAACCCCACTCACGTTGTTGTGGACCCATAAAAAATAGTGTAGTGACAGGTTGTTCATCATCTAATTCTAGCCAATGAAACTCACCCGCACCACGCATGATAATACTTCCGGGACCCTTCCACTCTTTGAATTCTCCAATCTTTTCTCCTTTGCTATTGCATACTAATGTATGCTCATAGTAACCGCCCTTTAAAATAACCGTCATATAAGGCCACGGGTGGTCGTGAAAGATAGGATCATCACTACGTACAATCTTATGTAGAGTGACATTAAATGGGAACCATTTACGATCCTTTAAGAAAAGGTAATACCGATGCATGTAGTCAGCACCGGTTCTACGATCAGGAATCAGTCGGTATCTACCTAATTTATTCATTAAATTGTGTAACAAACCCATACTGTACCTTTCGTAGAAAATTCAAAATTGCGGATTTTAAGGATCCGCAAACCTATAGTCTTAAACTAGACCAATTGACATTGCACGATAGCCTGCGGCAACGATTGCGCGGCTAGGCTTGCCCAAACGATACTTAGTGGTAACACGACCCTTAGTATCAGTATGCTCGTTAGCATAAACTGCGTAGCCAGCAAAACGAATGTTGCTAATAGTTGCAGTTGGATTAGCAATGCCGAAACGTGCGGCAATTTGCTTTGCGGTGAGTTGCTCACCTTGTTGTAGTGCCTCTAAGAGGCGATCAGTTTTAGTTGTCATCATAAAATTTCCTTTAATGTTCGTTGAGTATCTCTCACAACGTATAAACATTATATTACAAGTTGAGTTTGAATACAAATATATTGGCTACCTAGATTAACTTAGATGTCCAAAAACTTTAATTCAAACACATCAGCGTGTTCATCCCAACCAGCATAACCACGAGGATTACATACCACACGGGTTTCACCAACCATGTAATCAAAAGGATCATGGGTATGACCATGAGTCCATAATCTGATTTGTGGATTATCTAGTATGAATTCACTTAAATCACTACTATAACCACCGTTCATCAAATAATCATTTACGTATTTAGGATGTGTGCTTTGTTTTGTTGGTGCATGGTGCCCTACAAACACAACCTTTTTATCCTTCATATCAGGCATTAACGCTTTAAGATAACTAAGTGTTTGTTGATGACGATACATTGTGTGCGCAGGACGCAACTTAGTATATCCATGCTCGTCATTACGAATGATTTTGTAATCATTCATCATATCGGCTAGTGCATGAAGTGTCAATGGATCACCTTTGTTGCAATCAGTCCACAATGTTGCACCGATAAAGGTAACATCATCAATTACTTTTACATCTTTTTCAAGGAAGTAAACATTATTGAATTTAGCACATTCGTCACGTAAGTATTGCAATGATGCTTTCCACTTGCCATGATAAAACTCATGATTGCCTGCAATGTAGATAACATGAGGAAATTGAAAACTGCAACGCTTGAGAAAGTCACGGAAACGAAGGGCAGTAGCCTGCCTACGACCCAAGTTAATAATATTAACTGGATCCATAGGATTCAGTTCAGGATGATCATGTAGATCCTGAGCAACTAAAATGTCGCCGGACAACAATAGAACCTCAGCATTTTCTGTGTTCTTTAAATTAATATCCTCAAACTCTAAGTGTAAGTCACTTGCTAATGCTACCTTCATTATTATCCTCTACGCATGGTTGCGATATCATGTGCCTCTTCATCACTAAAGATAGGCACAGCATTACTTTTGTGCATAGTACCAATACCCTTGACCTTAGTACCTGTGTACACCTTAGCTGGAGCAAGACTAGCAATACCACCAGTGTCGCCTCGACTGGGAATATGATGTGTGTTAGTACGACCAACAGGGGTTGCCAATGAATACTTTAATGGCTCTGCACTTAATGCACGTTTACGCTTTTTATCTTCTGCCTCTACATCCCAACGCTTTTGCAATTCTTTCCAACTGGCATCAAGTTCACGTGCCTTACGTGCCTCATCAGCATTACGGAATTTAACTTTGCCTTTCTTTTTGCCAGAAAGACTAAGAGCAGGATGATGTAAATGCATTGTCATAGTAGTATTATAACACCTTTGTTAAATGTTTGCAAGTACCGCGGTATGTGAATCCTGAACATGTGCAAGTTTTAGCATCAGGGTCAACATAGTATTTGTCACCCTTGCTACCAATAACTTCAATCAAACTACTTACAATTTTTATTTTGAATGGGTTTACTTTAAGTGTCACAAACTTGCGACCACGTTTGTCAATACGCAAGGGACGTTTAAAGTAAAAAGGCTCAGTATCGCCCTGCTTGATATATGCAACAGCACTTTCACCATCCATAAGGTATGTGTGATTGCAGGAAATACTATCTTCCCAAACTGTAACTTCTTGCAAGGCGATCATATTAGGCAGCTTCCTTTACCTGTTCCAATGCCTTTGTCAATTCAACATAACCATCACCGTGATCATTGACAAACCAAACTGCCTTACCATCAACTTGACGGAGAATGTATTCAAATTCTTCATAACTGTGATTGTCTTTGTAGTCTGCAAAATCAGCAAACTTACGGGCACTTACACCATCTTCACCACGATCACGACCGTAGAATGTAGTCATGTTACCGTAATTAGCCTTATATTCATCATAAGACAGACCTTCAATCTCATAAGAACTAAAGGGATGTTTGACACCGATTTCTTCACGCAAACCTGAAATATCGCCCAAATCGATCAACTCACGAACCTTGAAAGGATCCATGTAAGATTCTTGCAGGATACGACCGTTGTTTTCCAAGTAACCATCCCAGTGACAGTAAACTTGTTGAACAGTACCGTCAGCGAATTCGATTGCGATTGTAGAACGTGTTGCCATTTTTTAGTCCTTTAATTAACTGTTGATAAGATATATTATATACCCAAACCGATTTATTGTCAACCTTTTTATGCCATGTTGAGTTGAACTTGCAGGCCTTCCCAAGTACCACCGAGACCAGTTGAACACATTTCAACACCGTCACCGGAACGATATACTTCCAATACCTCAAGGGCTTTTTGCGTAGCCGCATTACAAGTAGAAAAGTCACCTACCCCTGCACGGATTTGCTTGGCAGTAGCATAGAATGAAACAGTAGAACCAATGCAAATACGAAACTTTTGGTTCTGTTTGAAACGCTTGATAACCATATCGACTCCTTTAATTAATCATTCAATACAAGTATTGTACACCCAAAACGATTTATTGTCAACCTTTTAGTCTAACAACCAAACTTTTCCGTCTATTTGGTCGACCACCATGAATTCTAAATCGGATTCGTATTCTCCACCGTTTTGTTCCATCATCAATTCCAAGTTTCCATCATACTTGGACAACAACTCTATCAATTCTTTTACTTTCATTTTGGACTCCTTTTCTTTAACTTACCCATAGTATATCAGATCGCCCATTTATTGTCAAATTTTTTATCCAAAAAAAAGTGTTGTAAAAATACAACACTTTAAAACTTCAAGCAGTTATCCAATCGATTTGATCCATCATTTCTATAGTTTCGGCACCATCGTAATCATGTATACGAAACTTTTTGCCTAGGGGAACCCACCATACTTCTAGTCCTCGTTCGGAACCTTCGAGGTATTCTCCGGCCCATTTAAGACTGACATAGGTATGAATTTTTCCTTCATCACCCTCTTCAACCAATCCAACTAGGCCCGGATCAAATAGCATAGTAATATCATTACTCCAAGAGTACCAGCCTGCACCGTACTCTGGACTAATAACTACTGCAACATTTTTACCTCGAACAACTCGATCCATTTACTTTGATTCTTTTGATACTGTAGTTTTAAACAAAATGCCAAACAAAATATTGATACCCCAAGCAGTCATCCAGTCAATTTGATGTACACCATCAACAGCACCAACCAAACAACCGTTCCATAGCATATAGACTGGCCAACTCAGTAAAAAACTAAGTAGTACAAGTCCTGCAAGACCCAATACAATTGCACCAACGATTACAAGAATTTTTTCCATTATTATTTCCTAATCAAGATTGCTTAAGGGGCAATGGGGCAAGAGTTTTGGGTGCAGTTGGGCAATTCAAAATACCTTGAAAGTGCCACTTGCGGCAATGAGTACATTCCATAATGATTCCTTTACTGTTTAAGAACTTGTATTATATCAAGTATTGGATTAAATGTCAAGTAGTAGGACGCTTGTCTAACACTTTGTCTGCCAACCCATACATTACTGCATCCTCTGCACTCATGAAAAAGTCACGTTCCATATCTGCGGCCAACTGTTCAAAAGTCTTGCCTGCACTATTATGTTTAACATAAATTTGTGTGAGGTTTTTTTTCATTTCAATGATTTCGTTGACTTGAATCAACATATCAGTTGCCTGACCACGTGCACCACCTGAAGGTTGATGAATCATGTGTCGTGCATTGGGAAGAATCATACGCTTACCCTTTGCACCTGCTTGAGCAAGTAAACTACCCATACTACATGCTTGACCCATAACGATTGTTTGAACATCGGGGCGAATAAATTGCATGGTATCATAGATAGCCATACCAGCAGTTACACTACCGCCGGGACTGTTAATGTAAAGACTGATGTCCTTTTCTGGATCTTCTGATTCAAGATACAATAATTGTGCGGCAATCAAGTTTGCCATTTGGTCATGTACTTCACCTTCAAGCAAAATAACACGGTCACGCAATAATCGGCTATAGATATCATAACTACGCTCACCGCGGGAAGTTTGTTCAAGTACCATTGGAACTAGGCTCATATAAAATCCTTTTATGTAAAAACTAATGATACACTAAATGTATAAAAAATACAACAGATATGGTTAAACTAATTTCACCGAACTTACATGTTGTCGTTTGGCAATCATATCAACTATGTTTGGTATTTGTGGGTTTGGAATAATTTTTGCTAATGGGATATCACCGGGACGATTGTATGGATGACTGTAATCATACCCGTGATTCAAAAAGTAAATAGAGTTAGTATCATAATACTTTTTATATTTTTTACGATTATTAATCCAAGTTTCATGTGATGTATTATAAAATCTAACTACAAAATCGGCACTGTAATGTCTATAAGGTTTGTATGCTGTTGGTTGCATGTGTTGGTCATTGTCTATTGCCATATCCTGCAATGTTTTCCCAATCTCAGTATACAACAAATACACAGTTCCAAACTCAATCATGTCATTAAAGTATTGGTAGTCTTCTATGGCGTAAGTGTATTCTTGAGATTTTTCCATTGCAAAATAAGTTACAGTATGTCTGGGCAATGGTTTTCTATTACCTTCAACAAATGATTCACAACGGTGTACTTCTATGTTAAGTTGAGCCAATGCATATTTGACTTCATCAGGCGCATCAGTAAAAAATTGATGAGGTGTGTTTAATGTACCGTGATATGTTTCAAAGATGTTGTGTAGATAGTTTAATGTATCTTGATCGATATTATTTGCATCTATTCTTCTATTAACAAATCCAGGGCTATACTTATCTATGATTTCACAGCACTTGTTAATAGCATTTACGGCATTAGTTTTATCTGTGGTGTAATCACTAAACCCCACGAATCTTTTTGGGTCGTCAATGTTGTATTGTTTGGCTAATGCCTCAGCTAATCGTGAGGCCCATTTCTGCACAATGGGATAATCGTATAGTTTGTAACGAACGGTTAGGGGATCTAAAAGGGATGTGGGATCAGAGTATTCAATGTGCAGTTCACTATACATAGAAATATATATCTATGCTTAAACTTTGCGCAATTTTCTTCCTACATCACCCATTTTAGAACCAGCACCTAGACCGTGTTTTGGAGTGTCACGATGTCCAGTTGCAATCTTTTGTGCGTTTTTAGCAAAGTCTTTTTTGCCAACACTAATTGAATCTGGTTCTTGAACACCCAACTCATTTGGTTCAGCCAAAACAGTTTTAGGTGCAACAGGACTTAGTTTGAAACTAAATCCACCTTTAGTAGGATCAGTTGCACCACTCTTACTTTCAAGTGTGATGTTACCGTCTAGTTTAGCAGGCCATTGTGTAGCAAAACTCATAACTCTACTCTTAGGGTCAAAGTCAGCATATTGTTGAACAAAGTTCATATCCAATACAGCTAAAACAACGTTTTGGAATTCAGGCAATGCACTACCTTCGTTAACTGCTTGCATAACTGCTAACTTAACAGCATGTGTTAATTTGCCACCGTCGCTACTTGGTTTCTTAAAGTTAATATCACTCCACAATGATTGATATTCTGGAAGTGGAACATTCTTTTTCTTTTTAAATGCATCCATGCTAGTTGTTACTTGGTTAACAACATCACTTGGCCATGGTAAAAATTCATTGAACTTTTCTGGTATTGACTCTGGTGCATATTGATATAATAAGTTCATTGCTTGAAATACCTGTGATACTGTTTTGGGAGAAGGTAAATTGTATCTTCCCCCACCTTCTGCATTGCACAAATCAATAAAAGCAACAACAGCTTCATATGCAGGGTTGTCACGAATTTCTTGCGGAACAACCAAACTACTTATACTAGGTGGAGCACCACCCCCTTTACCTTTACTTGAGATATGTACTTTGTGTTGAGTTTTTTGATTACCGATTGTCGCAAAACTATCAGCAAGTGGAGTATTTGCTTTTAGTGGGAAGTTTAATGTTAAGTCACTAACATCAGCACCAAGCCATTCAGTAAAGCCCTTCTGTCTAGGGAAACGTGATGTACCTGATACCAATGCTAATACACCTAAATATTCACCGGCATAGTCAATGATACTGTCTTTAATCTTTGTAGGAACTTCTTTGGGGATAACTGGATTTGCCCCACCAACAATTTCTTCAGCCATAGCGATTACAACACGACCATAATCAGTTGATTGCAATACTTGATTGTTAATAATTTCATCACCTAATTCACTAGCAGGAATGTCACGGTCACAGATGCCAATTTGACTTGGTTTCAATAATGCTGCTTCCTTACCTGTCTCTTCACCTTCTTCGCCTGTACTTGCTTGGCCACCCAAATCGCTAGTCTTTAATAACTTGCTTAATGGAATCAGGCTTCCGTCATCTAATTTCATTGACAATGAACCTTTAAACATATCGTTGTCAAACATGTCTTGGAATCTGTCTGCTTCGCTTGGATCCGCAATGACTTGTTCTTGATCTGTATTATAGAAAGGAACACCGTCACGAATCATTTGGATAAATTTATCAAAACGTTCAGGATATTTTTTAATTACACCGGCGCTAAGTGTACGGTCTTCTAATAAGAAGTTGATTTGGTTAATGAGGTCTCGCATAGTATGTATTTATGCATTTTAGCACTTAAAGAGATTTTGATGTTTCCACCATTTGTGTATTCTATGATATCTTTTAAGTGGGATTCCATGCTCTCTTAATTTATCTCTGAATATATAAAAACTAGGACCATGACTCATGATAGGTGGTAACCCTTGTTTAGCACGTTCTTTACTAAGAACATCCCATTGATATTGGTGACACATCTCGTGGGCTAAGGAGTCAATCAACCATTGTTTGCAATACCATTTGTTTGACAAATGTATGATACAGTTTGATCTTTTAGTGTTGGGATTTGGATTAAAGTCATCTGCTTCGCATTGACCCCAGTAATCAGTTGTTCGCTTAATGATCCTAAATCTAGGAGTGGGAAGTTCTCCATTGAATATAGTCGCATTTAATACCTTAAACAGTTTTCGAATTTCTTTTTCGTCTGTTCTATATACTAAACGTTTTTGAGCAGGAATTGTGGGTAATTCTTCGCTCATGTATGCTAGGATCTTTTTGGAACTCATAAATAGCCCTTCCTTAGTGTATTTAGTATATAGGTTATTAAATTATTGTGTCAATTACTTTTGGATATAAATATATTTTTAGGAGATAAAAAATGGAGTTTTTTACAATTATTGCCGTAACCGTAGTTATTATTGCAGCCGGTGTATATTTTTACAATGATAGCAAAGCTAAAAAGGCTAAGGCAGAAACAGAATCAGATGCACAAGCACCTTATAAGGTTGAAACACCTATCGCTAGTGAAGTTGAGTTGCCCTTAGTTAAATTGGAACAAGCAGAACCTGAACCAGAAGTTGCACCTGCAATTAAACCTAAGGCTGTTCGCACCCCAAGAAAACCAAAAGCAGAGGTAGTTGAAGAGAAAAAGCCACGTGCTCCTAGAGCAAAAAAGGCAGCTACTCCAGCAATCACTCCTGCTGAAAAGAAACCACGTGCACCACGCAAGCCAAAGATGACTATTGCAAAATAATGCAAGACATTGGCTTTGATGTTATCAGCGATTTAAATCTATCCCCTGAGGATAATTTTAACTGGGAAGGCAAAAGCACAAGTTTATACTGTTTGGTAGCAGGTAACGTTAGTAGCGATATTCGCACTACAGTACAAACATTAGCACACCTTGGTAGATTCTATCAAGGTGTTTTTTATGTGCCAGGAACATCTGAATATTCTAATACAGTTGACTTACCAGGAAGAACAGAACATTTGATGAGTTTACTCAAACACTTGCCTACTGTTCACATGATGCATCATAGTGTGGTAATCGTAGATGGTGTTGCTATTGTTGGAGCCAATGGTTGGAACAATAGTGATACCAATACATTACAAGATATGGTTTATACTGCGGCACGATTTGATGACTTGACTTATCTAAATAAATCCGTTGAAAAATTACAACGACATTTAGATGTAAAACAAATTATAGTTGTCACTAACGCAGTCCCTGATGAAAAATTATACTTCGGGGAAAAGCCTGAAATAACTAAAAACCAAATACCCTTACAAAAAACTTTAAAGCATGATACTGAAAAGAAAATTAAGTATTGGGTATTTGGTAGTTATGAAAAATCAGTTGATACTACTTTAAATAATGTAGGGTATGTAAACAATCCCTACCTACATAAAAGCCCCTATTGGGCTAAACGAATCAATATATCAGTTTGATTCTGCTTCCACTTTAACTTGTAGTGGATAACCTTGTGCCCTAGCATCTAATGTAACTTCGATGCCTTTTTGTTCTGCAATTTCAAAGGGCAAAACAGCAACAATAGCACTACCCTTTTCATGGATATCAACAGTAATTTGACTTGCTGTATCAGAATTGTAATTAAAATATTCAACTAGTGTATGAATTACAAATTCCATGCTTGTATGTTCATCATTAAGGTAGATGATTCTAAACAATGGAGGTTCTTTTAGAGCCAAGTTAGGTTTAATAAGATTACGAACTTCTGGGCTTGCGTTTGCCATGTTAAATATTTCCTAGAGTTATAAGTTCGCGGTAGTACACCGCGAACTGTTCTTACATTATATTATTTATTGTAATTGATTGCAATCTTCTTGGGTTTCTTTTCCTCAGGAATTTTGCGTTCAAGGTCAATACGTAAGATACCATTAGCAACCGTTGCAGTTACTACTTCTACATGATCCGCAAGTGTGAACGTGCGAGAGAAATCACGTGAACTAATCCCGCGGTGTAGATATTCAACAGATTTAACGTCACCGTCTTCTGTTAATTCCACAGCCTTTTGACCATTAATTACCAATTGATTGTTATTCAATTGAACGTCAATTTCACCCTCATCAAAGCCAGCCACAGCAAGTTCAATGCTGAAGTTGTCTTCATCGTGTTTAACGATATTGTATGGGGGATAATTTGTGTTAGCTTGAGATGTTCGCATTATTTCGTCAAACATGTTGTCGAAACCAACTGCAAATTTGTGAATTGACGGAATGTCAAGGGAGCGAAGGGTTAGTGTGTTTGTCATTTTATTTCTCCTATAAGCAAATATGACTATTGTAGACCCGACTATCGGCATCTACAACATTATTTATTATACACTATTACGCAAAAAAATAAACTATTTTGGTCAAAATAGTTTGGGTGGAAGTTCTTGTGAACGAATATGTTTGCGCCAACGGCTCTTGGCTTGGCTCTTTGCGATTTTTCTTTTTGTGGTTGGTTTAACGTATGCTTCACGGTCACGCACTTCTTGAAGCAAATTAGACTCTGTAACTTTTTTCTTTAGTTTGCGTAGTGCTTTTTCAAAATTACCGTCTTGTACTAATACTTTTCTACCGAATGATTTCATATACCTGCCTTGGGTTCCTTTACCAAATTTGTAGTAATATTTATCTCGGTGATATTATTTTTCTTGTATTTGTGAATATGGAACATATGCGGCATCAATACTTTTTCTAATTCTGTTTGTAGACCACGTGCACCTGTCTTTAAATCAATACAATTTTGAGCAAGTTGTTTGATGGCATCATCAGTAAATGACAATTCAATGTTATCAATACTAAACAAGTATTTGTATTGGTCAATGAAACTGTTTTTAACATTGGTTAATACAGATACTAATTGTTCTAATGACAATTCTTCTAGTGCAATGGTAGTAGTAAAGCGACCAATGAATTCAGGAATCATACCAAATTTAACCAAGTCATCAGGAGTAGATTTTGATAAATCTACTGCTTGATCTTTAGGTTTGATAGTTGCACCAAAACCCATGCCACTACCTTGTACTCTATTTTTAATGATTTCATTTAATCCAACAAATGCGCCACCGGCAATGAATAGTATGTTTTTAGTATCAACTTCAATCATATCACCTTGTGGATTCTTGCGTTTGCCATTAGCAGTTACACGACACTTTGTACCTTCTACTAGTTTAAGCAATGCTTGTTGAACACCTTCGCCGCTTACGTCACGTGTGATACTTGCGCTTTCGCTTTTACGGCTGATCTTGTCAACTTCGTCAATAAAGATAATGCCACGTTCTGCTAGTTTAACATCACCGTCAGCCATAGCAAGCAACATGCTAATCATACTTTCAACGTCTTCACCAACATAACCTGCTTCTGTTAAGCTGGTTGCATCAGCAACTACAAAAGGAACGTTAAGATATTTGGCAACGCTACGTGCAAGTAATGTTTTACCACTACCAGTAGGACCAACCAGTAACACATTACCTTTTTGAATTTCTAAATCTTTGGGAGGATAATTGATACGCTTATAGTGATTAGCAATAGCAACGCTTAATACCATTTTAGCATTGTCTTGTCCAATAACAAGACTATCTAAATGATCTTTAATAGTGTATGCGTCAAAATCATTTGATTCAATCTTTTTAGGTTCATCTGCGGTTTTCTCGTCAACAATAAGATTGTTGCACAAGTCGATACATGCGCTACAAATAGCAACATCATCTCCGACAATTAATTTTGAAACCTGGTCTTTATGATTGCCACAAAAAGAGCAATGAGTTAATTTCTTTTCTGCCATACTATTACTTATCTTGCGAATTTTGTTCGCTCAAATATGATTCGATTTGTGCTTTTTCTTTTTCAGAAAGCAATTCAATATCGTATTCACCAGTGTCAATTTTATGAATTAAATGTTGTATGTAGTGTTCATCATATAGGTATGAATCACTTTGATCTTTATTTGTCTCTATCCATCTACTACCATCAAACTTGTAAACACGATTAGGTAAAACATCTACACGTACAAAGATACTTCCTTTTTCAGCAAACTTAGGGAATTGTGTTCCAAAGTTTGTGCTTACAGGATGTCCATCAGTCAATGACAATCTGAATAAATCAGGACGCATTTCTTGTAATGCATGTTTGGTAATTGACTTACCTTCAAACTGCACATAACCTTCGTGTACTTCTTCTAGTGTAACACCTTCAGTTCTAATTTCAGGCTGTGGGGGCAATTCTTTAATTGGCTCAACTTGATCAATTGTAATTTCTGCATCAGTAGTAATTACTTCTGTAATTTCGTTTTCAATTGGCTCCACTCTGTGAACATCGTCCACATTAGGTTCGTCTGCATGGGTAGTATCTTGTTCTGGTAATTCTTCTCCCACCACTCCATTTGGTTCAACAATAGTTGTTTGTACATCTGTAACATTTTCTTCCTCCATAAAAGGACCATCGATAACGTCACATGACTTGTTAGGACAGAATGGTCCTATACCCGGAGCGTTAAGTAATGGTGTATTACACTTATAGCAAAGAATAGGTTCGTCTTCTACTTCTTCCACTATTTCTTCTACTGTGGGTTCATCCTCAAAACCCTCATCAAATGCTTTTTCAAACTCTTCAAGTTCTGGGTCAGTTTCAACTTTAGGTTCTTCAACCTTTGTTTCTTCTTCATTCATCCATTCATAACTTGATGTACTTGCCAACACAAGGGTAAGTGCTAGTGGGTCAAATACAAACACAATCAATATAATAACCCAACGCACAGCACGTTCAAGTAAACTACTGTCTGGATTATCACCATAGATTAATGCGGCAATGTATTTGATAGGACCTACTTCAGCCTCGACCTTACGATTTTCAGCCGCAACCGGAGCACGTTCTTCATTTATTTGTGAAATCTTATTTTGTGAATCGCTGATAGTTTTCTGTAAGTCTGCACGTTCTTTTGCTTGTTGCTTACGAATGGCAACCGCACGTTCGGCGCCCTTATCATCGTCACTACGACTTAATCTAGCATCAACCTGTGCATCCATTTGTTGCAAGGCTTTACGTGCAGTTTCAATATTATCTTTTTCAGTTTTAATCTTTTCATCGTAGATTGCAAGTTTGGCAGCGACATCACCACTAACTAAACTTTGATCACTATGTGCTTTACTTAAAAATCCAAAGATACCCATGCTTGTTAGTAGTGCTAAAAACACGACCGCAGGCACTAGATATAATCGTAGTAATATTGATGCACGATTCCAATAGGTATGCAGCCACAATGTAGTCACAACTTTGGCAAACTCCAATGAGCCTCCCATGATCATAATGGGAACAACCGCCGCGGCGAAAATTGCTACCAAGCCTTGGATACTATACCAGGCGGCAATAACACTTAATGTAAGTGCTACTGCTAGTGTAAGTGTTGATAAACTGAATATCTTTTTTAGAGTGGACATGTTATATTTATTACTTTTTCTCCGCGTTTCCCTGAAACAAATGTCCATACGTTCCACCAAACTCTGATAAAGGTATAATCAATTTTCTATCAATGCCAGGGCCTTGCTTGATGTGGTACGTGATATAGTTTTGTCCAGGGCCACGACTTTTGATTTGAATTACTTCAATATAGTTCCCATCAGGAAACGTGTATTTTTTACCTAAATACTTTGCACTTTCACCAGCAACATATTCTTTGTCACGCTGGATCAGTAAGTTCATTTCTTCATCATCTGTCATTTTTTAGTCTTTTTAACTTTCTTGACTTTCTTTTCTATTTCAATGGCTTTGTCAAGTTCTGCAAATGCAGTTTCTAGTTCTGCAATGGCATCGACAACTTCTTGTTCGTTATCGTCATTAACTTCAAGATTGTCTGCTTCCCATTTAGCCCATTGTGCTTCACGTTCTAGTCGTTCTTGTTCTTCCTTGATACCCTCTTCAGTCAATTTGAGTTCACTATCACACATAGGGCAAACATCTTTTGTACTAGTTGAAATTTCTTCAGAGGAATAGTAATCTTCAATTACTGTGCCATCTTCACGTAAATGTTGTGTAATTGTTTGATATCGTTGACCAATCCACTTACACTTTGTACATTTGTGTGTTGGTTCAGTTGGAGGAGATTCATTATGCCAACTATCTTCATTACCTAATTCATATGTAACATCATATCCACCCTTACGATCAGTCCACCAATCATCATACTGACGTTCCCATTCAATTTCTACATCATTGTCGTATGCATCATTAAGCAAATCATCAATATCGTATTCACCCTTTTCAATTTGTTTCATCAACGCCTTGAGTTCACGTTTCTTCATGTCAGGATAAATCTGCGCAAGAGTATCCATATCAAGTTCATAAGCAAACTGGCTATCTACTTGATGCCATTCGTGTTTAACCAAAGTTACCATAACTGTTCCTTAAAATTATATTATACTATAAAATATTATAGTACGCAAAGAAATAGGAGAAATGCCAGTATAGGATGACCAGCCATCACCAAAAATAATGCTAGTATACATCCATAAAAAAATCGGTCATTGCTCATCATTTATCTTTATTAAAGGTCACCCGGGATGGAGTTGAACCACCGACACAAGGATTTTCAATCCTCTGCTCTACCATCTGAGCTACCGGGGTATAATTTATTTAACTCCGAAATGTTCTTTAACTGCCTTTTCAGCAAGTTCGCCGTGTGCTGATAGATTGCGAGTCATTACGGCACATTCCCTAACAAGCAACCCGGCGAACTTTTCAAAATCATCTTCTGCAAATTTGACAAAGTTCGTACCTCCAGCAAATCCTTCATAAAATTCTCCACCAGCCTGTTCAGCAAGTTCTTTAATTCGTTCGTTCATTCTTTTGCCCTCTTGTCTGATTCAACTTTAATACACAATGCTTCATATAACCTAAAATAAGTACCTTTGTCTGCGGCCAATTCATCACATCGGTCATCCAATTCTAGAATACGGTCTGCGGCAATTTTCAAAAGCATGGACAGGGCAATATTGCCACCAGCACTTTCACTGGCTGTGTTCAGTGTATCAACAAGTTCTTGATTGGTCATCATTCAACTCCAAAATGTTGTCGAATCATCTCAGCAGGTTCTTGCGGTTCATAAAAACCTGTACCTGGTTCGGCACGTTTATCAAAAATATCTAACATTTCCCTAACAATCAACTCGGCGAACTTTTCCAAGTATCTGTCTGTGATCGTCATTAAGTTATCGCCAGCCTGATATGGAATACCCGATTGATCCATTTGGTCAATAAGTCTCACAATTCGTTTGTTCATTCTGTAACTCCGAAATGTTTCAACAAAAATTCTAAATCGGGATGACCTTTATGAAAGGCAGTATCAATACATTCCCGAACAATCAATTCGGCGAACTTTACAGGATCCAACTCACCTGCCACGTAGTCGCCATTGCCTTCTAAAATGGTTGCTTGGTCATATAGTTTTGCGATTCGTTCGTTCATGTTGAACTCCTGTTTTGTTACTATGACTATAGTATAGCACCAAATTTATTTATTGTCAAGTATTTGGCATAAATAATTGTGTCATGTCCACATTGTAATGCTACTGGTGGCAAATCAGCGATGGTTCGTTGGCACTTTGATAACTGTAAATCACTTATCGTCACGGAAAGTCTTGAATCTAGGGAATCGTAGGCTATATGACCCGTCTTGATTCTGAGTAACAGCGTCAGCCATCACCACCGCAGTCTGACCAATAACACTTTCCTTGTCATCCCAGTATGATTGTCGTTCTACATCCGTATAACCACTACCAACATTGACTGTGATATGCTTACCGTCATCAATGCCCTCGCACACTAAAGCGCCCATGCGACCTTGATTCTTACCGGTACCTTCTTCAACACCGATTACGGTCAGGTCATAGTCATAAACAGGCTTAAACTTCATCCATGATGTACTGCGTTTGCACTCGTAAGGTGCATCAACGTTTTTAATCATGATACCTTCAAAGCCTGCGTTAACCTGATCTTTAGCATAACGATCAAGTTGGTCTTTGCCTTCTGATGTATCCAAGTCAACCATCAAGTGCGGTAGCAATTCAACATTAGGCAATTCATCAATAATACCTCGAATAGATTCAAGGATATTAATACGCTTATGTAATTGTGCATTCCAATAACCTCGACGGAAGTCAGCCAACGGGATAACATCAAACACATTGAACACGCTATCCTCTGCTTGTGCATTTTCTTTACGGCGAGCCTGACGCATAAGTTCTTGAAATGTATTGCCAATTACTTCACCATCAAATACAAAGCCATCAACAAGACTACGACCTTGATCAACACGTGATGCCGAACGGCAAATCTTTGTATATGCAGATTGAATTTGTTCTTCAATGTGACTAAAGTTTTCAAACACTTTACCATTACGGCTATAGCAAATAGTAGTGACACCAAAGTCGCTAGGGATAACAACAAACAATGCACGAACACCGTCTAGTTTAGGCTCAAGACGTTTGACACCTTTCATTTCAGGACGACCTTCGCTATTGGTTGCTAGTTGGCAACCGAACACTGGAATCTCATAGTCAGTACCTTTGCAGATTTTGTTAATAGTTTTTTCACTAACACCTGCACGTAAGTCACGGCGCAGTACTGGAGCTAAGAATGTGTTCCATTCATTACTATCAAAACGCTGGCTTAATTCATCAATTGCATCACGTGCGGCATGACCTGACAACCTACGTTGTCCCAGTTGAATCATAAGTTCATTGAAGTCTTCCCAAGGATTCTCAGCATCGATGATGCCAATGGTGTCAGGAATTTGACGCACCCCAAATGTTAGATAAGGATTGTAACATGCCTTCACAAATGAAAGGAAGTTAATAGAATTACTACTACCAAGGACACTTGCCTCAAGCGCCTGACGAATAACATCTTCCTTGTGTAGGCGACTGTCACTTTCGTTTAGTTTATTAATCCAACTTGCACTCATTCATCAACTCCTATTAACCGTATTAATAACAGTATACAACAAAATCTATTTAAAGTCAAGCCTTTTGTCTAATAAATATGTGATGGAAACAATCGTAACCGTTACCTGTGATAGAGATAGATATCAATTATACCTACAAGCACATAGTTTTGAAAAATATTTGGATGAGCCAGTGCAACATATTGTTGTCATAGAATCCACAAAGCATGATATAAACAAATGGAAATCTGATTTACAAAAAATTTATGTTAAACATAAATTGGTATTAATGACCAAAGAAACACATCCATATGTATTCCCTACACTATTGGATGGTGTAGAGTTTGTAAAAGACAACGGCTGGCTCAGACAGCAAATCATAAAACTATATGTTTCTCAAGTTATATATACACCCAAATACACTATATTTGATAGCAAAAATCTTTTAGTACAAACTAGATCAATATACAATTTTTTAAACTTTGAACCAATGATGATATATCGCAATTGGTCTAATCCAGACATGGACACTTGGAAACAATTTGCTGAAATATTTCATAACAAAACAAATTTGCCTATTCCTAAGGTGTGTAGATATCCTACGACCCCTTTTATTTTAGATACCGAAACTGTGCGTCAGTTATTAGCATCAGTAAATGTTGAGGAGATATTCCTAGAGACAGCAAGTGTAAAACATAGACTGCCTAGTGAATTTGTTGCCTATGAATTTTTCTATAAAAGAATGGAACCCATACGTAGAGAATATTTAGACACCTGCATTGATGTATTACAAGATGCTGATCCGAAAGTATATGGATCATTAGTAATATCAAAAAGACATTACCTAGATAAAACACATTTAGACACCATCTATAACAGATTGGTAAATGAATTTAATCTTGATCCATATTATGTTGACTTAGCATTGTATGAAACAAATCCTAATTACCCTTATATTCCGCTTTTTCGTTCTTTAGAATCCTGACTAATTGCTGATTACGTGCATCCTGCTCTTTACGTTGTCGCTTTCTATCGTCACTCAACTTTAGCATCATGTCATATTCACGGGCCCAGGCTACACCACGAATCCATGTTTGTAGTTGTTCCAATGTACCTGTAAACACTTCTGCATCACGGCTGTAAATAGGTAAGCTGTCTGTATCCTTAGGTTTGATTGCAACTCTATCACCGGTGTCCTCTGACCCCCAACTTCCATGTTTAGGTGCGCAAAGCATAAAGCCAAGGTCGTCTATGGCTTTTTCAAGCCTACGAAATTCTAATACTGCGTTATAGCCTGCCATTATATAATCCTATTACCGTGTTTGTTCAATAGTAACTTCTTTGAGTTTGTCCACACCTTTGTCGGCTATTTTAGCGATGCCACCAAAGCCTACTGTAGCAACAATAATACCTACAATAACACCGGTTAAAAAATTCATACAATCACCTTTACACGATTGAGTTGGGTGCTGTTGTCACGATGTGCTTTAACAGTACAGTAAATATCAAACATCTTACCTACAGGCAGTTCTTCCTTGTACGCAAAAAACACAACCTGATCATCACTATTAATACCAGTAATGTAATGTGTGTTCCACTTCATTGAGTATACAGACTTGAGTACTTCAATTGCAGTAGATACCTTATCATTTACATTGCCAATGAATCCACCAGTAGCAAACGCAACACGTTGTTCTACTGTTTGGCGTACAATGCCACGCTCATATACTGATGGCAAACTTGCGATAACTGCAATATCGTATGCACTATCAATTGTTTCCTTGTTTGCAAGTAACATTGCTGTGTTGTCAAATTCACTCAACCGGGTACCCTTAAGTACCTTAAAAGTATAGCCTTGAAAGAAACTACGAACCTTAAGACCTTGTTCACGATCCTCATCGGTGATACGTGAAGCATCAGACAACAGTTCCTGTACAAGCATACGATTAGACTTTTTAGTCAGATCAGGATCGGATTCAGAAATAACACTTAGTTTAACATAACTACCATTGATACGTTGACTGGCTACTGCCGCGGCCCAAACATCAGTAGCGTTGTAGCTGGTAACAACCGTATTCGTCTTTTTTACAGGCTTACGATATGCGTAAGGGTTACGGTTGAAAGTTTTAGGTTCGTCACAATCGTCAGCATGACCCATGCGGCGAACCTGTTCATATGTCATACCACTAACATCAACAAATCCAGCCATTACAAATACTCCTTAAGCAACAAAATCGTATGCAAACTCGGGCATTACAGGACCATTGATAGGGCCACTGACTTGAACCTTACCAAGACCATAGTCTTTGCTCAGTTTGTGAAACACCTTGCGTGCCTCAACTTCCGAACATTCAACAAAAAGAGTACCACAGATAAATGCGGCACGATTGTCATCTTTGAGTACCTTAGCAACTTTGTCGAGAACGATTTTTTCGAAAGCCATTTTGTAGTCCTTTAATCAATCAATACAAGTATTATATACCCAAAATGATTTATTGTCAAATTTTGGTAACCTTGAACATTTTCAGTGAATTGGGATCAGCCGGGATGCTAACACTAGAATCAAACCTGCGACCAAGTTTGATATCAGCGGGAACAGTAATATTCAACCATGCAATAGAATGATTGGGTTTTGCAGTAGCACCAATAGTAATACTGTTTACTACTGCTGGGCGTGTGCCGGCTGCGCTAGTGTACATAATCGTATCGCCTGCTTTGATGTTTAACATTTCTGTTCCTTTAATCAATCAATACAAGTATTATATGCCCAAAACGATTTATTGTCAACTTATTGAGCATAGCCCATAAACATTTCAATGTCGTACCAAGCTACCACTTTATCATTCATTTTATAAACAAGCACTGGGTATGCGCTAGAATCGATTTCATCAAACTTTACTAGTTTCTCAAACTCAGTAGCACACTGGACCTCATCAGATTCTTCATCATAACTTACATTCGCTTTGTTAGTGTTCACAAATTTGTCAATGTCGTACATAATATACCTTTCAACTGATTAAGATTCTATTATATACCCAAACCCATTTATTGTCAAGCCATGAACAACCGATATGTAAAGCCCTGTGAAGTCTTGCACTTCACAAAACCCTCGTTTTTATATGTCATTTCTAACAATGCAAGACCCTTGCGGTCCTTCAATACGGGCTTGTTGACTTTAACGCTAATGAACTTTTTGCGAAACTCAACATACACTTTTTCAGCATTGTACACCAATTCAAGACCCAACTTAACACGTTCGGCACGAACTTTTTGTTCATTGGTGTAAAGAGAACTATTGACTGCACTACGCAATCGTGCATCACGCTCGGCGAACCAAGCAAATTGACCTGCGGGTTTGTGATTTGTTTCAATTTCTGTCAACATGTATCGCTCCTTTAATCAATCAATACATGTAGTATATCGCCAAACCCATTTATTGTCAACTAATTTTTTGATAGGCCTCTAGATAGGGAGCAAGTCTAAGTTGTTGGGTTTCCAGTTCTTTTTTGTAATAATCCAATACGCCGTCTGGAATTGGTTCATCAGTAATCTCAGATATTTGTTTTAACACGGATTCTGGATTATTTAATATATCTTCTAATTTAATATTATATTTGGGACCAGTGTAACCCTCTATTAATTCTAATACGCTGTCAGCATTACCGTTGAATAGATTAAAATTACTAATTATAAAATTCATGCTATTTTTAACATGTTCAGCCCAATGTTCTGGTGTGATATCGTTTGGATTATCATATATACCCGATCCACTATAATGCTCTTTAAATTGGTCCCATACTTCTTTATTACCTTCTGCATATGCATCACCTACGACTTCAAGTAAATGACTAGTCATAACATATGGTAATAAATCATATCCATATGTAACTACCACCGCATTTTTAATTTTAGGAATATTTGGTTGAATGTTATATTCACAACTTAATCCAAACTCCCAAAATAATTTTTGAATTAATTCCCCATTAGACCCTGATCGTGCTAAAATGTTATAAATTGCTGCCATTTAATCTTCTTCCTTTGTATCTTCGATATATCGATCAACTTTTTTGGCCTGATGGGTACATAATGCCGCTACTGTCTTAAGCGTTTTACTAATTTCCTCAGGCGTAGCATTATTGCTAATACGTTCAACTGCATTATTAATTTGAGTAATAAGTGTATTTAGTTCATTGTTGTTCATACTGTTACATCCACTTTGGTGCCTTTGGTGCCTTTGATACTGTCGCTACTATAATGCATTCTAGTCTCATATTGAATTTGTTCAACTTGTTGATCTTGGAAAACTCGTTGAGCACCTTCTCTGTCATTTACTAGACGTTCCTGAAAAACTTTATTGCAATGCAATATTTGTTGCTGTAATTGCAAATTGTAAAAAGAACTTTCAACTTTCATGCTAACTCCTCATAGTCTTCATCAGAAAATTCTTCATTGAGAATTTTGAAAACATCATCAATTGGCATACTTAACATACATGCAATGCTATATGGGTTATATCCTTCACGTGCTAACTCTAGTACCTCACTTCTAAAAAAATACATTCCTTTCTCCTATTTAACTGTCATTTGGTTTTGCCGTAAACTCGATCCTAGCTAATTTACCTACGTAAACTTTAGATTTAGAATTGTAGGTCATTTCTATTACCTGTGATGTTGGGAATCTAACCCAAATCTTATCGCCTTCTACGTCAATGATTGGGCAATCAATACCTTTACCCGACTCACTTTTAATTAAAATCATTTCACCTTTACGCATATCAATTTCCTGTAAACCAATGTTTAATAATACCTTCTGCAGGCTTGCCACGAATACTTTCACTTAAATCTGAAAAACCCTGTGCACTTGGAACAAGTGTGTCACTCAACCAATAACTGCAACTCAGACCAACTCCATATACAGTAAACAATGTTTGTTGAGAAATTGTTCTCATAATGCCTTCAACACCAATTGCTTGACTAGAAAAATCAGGAGACCAATTCAATGCAACACATGTTTGTGGTGTTGAATCTGCACTCAACAAACTAGTAACGACATTGGGACCAACAGAATCACAGAACCCATCCTCATGCCAGCCTTCTAACCAATACAAACTGTTAGATTGAACTGCAAGGTCAAATAACATAGGTACTTGCTTGGTTGAAGGACCGTTGGGACCACATGTAATTGAACCAGTATTAGCACCCAAACAATGATATGAACTATAAAAATTATTTAGTTGAATATTCATGTAATTTTGAATAAGTTCTGGTGACAGATTTGCATTGTCAGCTTGATTCATGTGTGGACTCATGAAACTAAAAACAATAGCATCAACTTTGTCTACGATTCGTGGATCACTCCATGGTCGACCACCTTGACTATAAAACAATTTACCAGAAAAATTTGCCTTTACATGGTCAATAGTTGCACTTAAATTGGTTACATATGTCTCATGAATAATAGGATCAGCCAAATTACTAAGCCCATATGCATTCCAATCAACCATCATACCCTTGATGCCTGAGGTCTGTGCAAATTTAGCCATTTCAATTGCTTGAGTATCCCAACCATGCATAATACGTGTGATGGTTGCATTATCAGGAGCACTTTCTAAGGCGGCAACTGTGTTACCATTTACGTCATTGGGCCAAAGTTGCCAAATATAATAAATGTCAATATTTCGTTTCTTTGCCTCAGTTACAACAAACTGAACCATGTATTCGGGAATATTATAATTAGCAGGACTAATAGTTAGATTAGATGCACTAGCATCATCCCAAGGACCGGAATTATAAAGCCACGTAAATGTAACACCGTCTTGTTGAAGTTTATCCAATGCTTGGGTATACATTAACTGCGCATATTGATCGGCAGTGCAATTGTGTATTGCCGTTTTATTCAATGCATTACCGTAAATCCAATATGGGCTATAGTCTTTGAAGCCAATACCCTTTTGCCAAATGCTGGGAAGTACACCACTTGCTGTGGGCATTGTGTGAGTACCCAAATATGAACTTGGATACGTTGCCGTGTAGTCAACTGTGCAAGTTGGGACCGGAGTGGGAGTTGGGGTGGGATTGACAGGAGACGAACCTCCCCCTCCACCGCAGGCAACTAAGAATGAAACAAGAATTAATGAAAGTAGTGTACGCATGGCAAATCCATAGTTGTGATGTTATTATTATCACACACTATGGATTTATTGTCAAGTGTTATTTTTTAGTGCTTTGATTCACAAAACCATACATTTTTTCTGCTGTTTCTAGGATCTTGTCTAGTCCCGGAAACTCTGGAACTGCTATTGAATTAACAAGTTGCCCTGTCTTTTCGTCTTTTTTGGCAGTCAATTCCCATCCTGCAAATTTTACTTGATACTCTTGCATAACAATGTCTTTTGCCATTGCAAGTACATCACTACGAATTTCGTAGCCGTTTTTATTGAATTTTACTTCGGGTAGTTTAGGTGTTTCAAATGTCATGTGTGTTCTCCTGTGTGTATTGTATTATGTTTTTTAATCATTGTCAACATATTGATGTATTGGATTTAACCATAGTTTGGTTAATTTCTTACGCAAAATGTTGATTTGGTTTAATATCTCGTTTTGTTCTTTTAGCAACTGTGTATTGACTTCAAAGAAACTAGGTTCTGGTACTTCAATAGATGCAGTACGCTCACCATCTCCTCGACTTCTTGTTTTAAGTTCATTCTTGCCAGCCAAATGTTGGATAACTTTGTTATCCTCAATGCAATGCATATACACTTCATTGATTTTATGAAACTTGGCCCATGCAAGCATTTCACTAATTAATTTGTTACCGATGCCTTGACGTTGATAGTCTTTGTTAACTGACACTGCCAGTTCCCAAGAATCATCACTATTTCTTGCCATGTGTCCCCATCCCACACGCTCACCATCATCACGTGCATACCATAGTTCATGGTCTTTGGGATGATAGCACATATTAAGTATAAGTTGATCAATAGAGTGGTCATTTGCAGGGTAACCAAAACGTGAGAGTTTATCCTCAGGTTCTAGTGCCTTCAAATGACGACTATAATCACCAATCTTGTATATATTGGTGTGGTGGACTTGCATCATGGCAAACGGCTGTGCTTTAGTTCAAATTCTCTTGTGAATGTATCCACATCAACATTGTTGATTGGATTACGACTATTGATATATCTTTCAAGTTTTGATTCACGCTTATCAGTAAACATGGCAATCAAACCAAAAAATGTACCGAACCCTGCAATTGTAAGTATGGTAGCTACTATACTAGACATGATTACTTGGCTTTTTTAGTTGAACTTGCTGTTGGGAAAAATGATTGAATTTGTTCCATCAACTTAACATATGGTGTACGGTCTGTTACCAACTCACCAATGCTTGTCATTGCTTTGAATCCAGCATCGATAGCAGATTTAGTATATTGGGTTTGAGCATCAACAAAATCTGTTGCGATTTTTTTTACTTGCTCGTTTGGACTAAGAGTTTCAACGATTTGTTTCTTAGCGGTTTGAATGGCGTCTACGCCGGTATGTGCGAAAGTGTTAAACATAATTTTTCCTCTGTGTGTATATGTTGTGTGTAGAACTATTCTACATTAATATTTAGTCCATGTCAATTGCATAGACAAAAGAAAAATGGGCATTAAGCCCATTTCTCCTGATACTTTTTCATTGCCAGTGTTCTTGCTAAAAACAATCTAAATTTAGCATGTTCACTTACTTCAATTTCATCAATGTTATCTTTAACAACGGTGATTTTTTCTCGTCTTACTATAATGGCTTCGTCATCATATTCAAAACCAGTTTCATCACCATTGTTAAGTAATGATAACCTTAATGGATTACTTCTTAGTAGCTTCGGCTTTCTTGGTATCTTTGCTAGGGGCCTTGCTTTTAGCAGGCTGGCTTTTGGTGTGATCCACCTTCTTAGCCAATTTCATTTCTTGTTGTGCTGGAGCAGGAGCGGGTACAGTTTCTGCGGCAAATGCAGTTACAGTTACCAATGTTGCGATCAATGTTGCTAGAGTTTTCATATCAGTTTCCTTTAAGTTATAACAGAAATTAAGTTCTGTTATATATACAACGCCTCAGACTGTATTCCTGTTGACAAGAATTTCAACCACCTCGCCCAGTTCTGCGAATCATTGCACCACCAAAACCTTTACCTGATTTGGGTACGGGTTTTCCACCTGCTTGTTTAACTTGAAATACTTGTTTAGCTTTTTTCTTTGCTAAAATTTCTGCCATTGGGTTTGGTTTGTTTTCTTTTTTGTCCATGATATTCTCCTATCTTACGGAATCTAAGTACTCTTTTAAGTTACCATATAATGTTACAACCATTGCTATTTTACTGTCAAATAGTTTAACGTAGGGGCCTTTGTTGTCCCCACTTTTATTTACACCCAAATAAAACGGGCACTTAATTTTCTTAGATAGTTCATGTGTGATCAATTCAGGTCTTAAAAACTTATCCTTTTTATTCCACAGAGTACCAATTGGAAATTCATAGTATTCAATATTAGATTGCAAAAATGCATTCATACCCTCATCAGATAAACGCAATCCTTCTCCACCTCTGCCAGTGACCCACCAACGGAAAACCACATCATCCAAGGGCATTTCATGCCATTGAGAATGTGGTAATTCTTTTATTATAGCGTTAGTTATTTCGTACTTAGTTTTGTGATAAGTCATCGGGATAAACTGTGCGTCCCGAATTCATAAAGACTACTGTAAATTTGTCTGATTTGAATTGTGCATTCAACTTACGACATAGGTTTCTAGCATGACCTGGATTACTAAAACTAGTCTTTTTATATTTAGGAGCAGCATCGTTGTGTAGGTAATGTGAAGACTTTAGATTAATTGGCTGGCCCTCATAGAATACAGCCCAAATGCCAGATGCTTCTACAATCTGGTCGCACTTGTATGTATTCTTTTCTACATACTCTAATAATACTTTTGGTTGTGTTCTACTCATTTGAAAGATCCGCCTTTAATCTGTACCTCAATAATCTCGTTTGTTTTATTTTCTTTATCTGTTTTGTTCAACGAATTTAAATCTGCTAACATACTAGCAATTTCGTCCCGTAGACCTCTAGCCTCACTTATTGGCAAAACAACATCCTTTGCTTGCCTTGCTTCAATAAGTGATACTTTGTCCACAAAACGCTTTATATGAATCATAATATCTAGATATTTATCTCACTTTTTGCTTCGGATTCAGTTTTATAGGGACCTTTATACTCATATCGTTGAATAAAAATGTATTTAGGGCAAAAAACTGTTTGCTTGACACCGTTTTGATCAATAACAAACCATCCTGCAACATGATTGCATTTACTCTTTTTAGTCTTCGTGTATAGATGTAAACCACGCTTAATATCAAACACCGAGTTATATACTTTAGATGTTGTAGGATACTCTGGATAAGGCATTTCAGCCTTAGTGTTGTTTGACTTAATAGGTTGAAATTTGATCTTGGTAGATTTTTTAATCTGATCTGTGTTATCAAACTGAATAAATGTGCCATTGAGTTGCACACCATATCCCTGATTGTTTGCAGTTACATTTCCAACTTTCTTTTCGCCATCAGTAACGATCCAAAACTGATTCTTTACCACCGGCTTTGCTATTAGTTCACTCATTAATTTTTCCTCTTGTAATTGCTAAGAATAAATCTTTCTTATGCTTTGGTGTCCAGTGAATGCCTTCAGGTCCACAGTCACTTTCTCGTATCCTATATACACCACATGTTTCGTAATGAGCCTCTACCTTTTTAGCCCCAAGTACAGGATCATATTCGATTAATTTTTCTTTATATGACAGTTTGCATTTGTAACTATGCCTAGGAATAGGAGTAAAAAACAATGTGTTTGCAATCCTATCACTCAAAGGTACAAGACTGTGATTACAATCTTTGCACAATAATTTACTTTCTTGCATTTATATCCTCAATTAGTTTTTTAGCCACTGAATAATCTGTTACTTGTTGGTCAAGAATTTCTAAGTTGACCAACTCGGTTAGTAACAGTACTTGTTTAAGACTAGCCAAAGACAATGACTCTTTCCATTCATCAAACTCTTCTTGTGTGTCCTTAGACCACATTTCATTTAACAAAATTACTTGCTTTGCAGTCAATCCAGTAAGTGTAATATCTTTGTTCATTCTCCAACTCCGAAATGTTGTTTAATCGCTTGTGTGCCCTTGCGTTTCATACTGCCTTGATATGGCACCATTTCTTTCCAAGTATCTACTTCTGCTTCAAACGCTTGAGCACATTCCTTGACAATCAACTCGGCAAACTTTTGAAAATTATCACCTTGAATGTGTAGGTCTTTTTCAGAAAATTCAGCCTCAACAGCAAGTTCCTTAATTCGTTCGTTCATTCTTCAACTCCATCGTAACACAAATAACATAGCCAACTTTGGATCTTTGACTGTGATAGTGGGTATACATCGAACATTAGAATCCATAGAAGGATCAGTACTTGGTATTACCTGTTCTATTCTCTCGTAGAACCAAGCATAATCGTCATCATCAACAAAGCCAGTTATATTACCCTTGCCCACATGTTTGTTTAACCATTCGGTACAGCCTTCGGGCACACCTTGATGAAACTCTACTCTCATTTGATTCCAAACTGTTGCCGAATATGTTGTTCAACTTCATCAAAAATAGCAAGAGCCAAATCTGAATCCATTTCTTTATGACTGTTCTTTTCACTACACCAACCACGAGCAATAGCACCCAGCAATTCTTCACGGTTGATACATTCCCCTACAATCAACTCGGCGAACCTTTGTTGTGATATTGACAAGCGTGTATGGTCAAAACCATTATATTCTGGAGCAATCAATTTAGACTCGATAGCAAGTTGTTTTAATCGTTCGTTCATTCTTTACTTTCCCAAGCCCAATGAACAACTATCCAATCTTGTAAACAATCTTCAGCAGAATAACATTCATCCACTTTTTCTTTACCAAATTTTCTACACATTGCGGCATACCAAT